TGCTACTGGTTCTGGGGGACTAGGAGAAGAAGGAATTGAAGGAGTTGAAGTAGTTGAAGGAGCTGCTACTGGTTCTGCGGGACTAGGAGAAGAAGGAGTTGTATTTTGGGTTTTCTCTTTTTTATTTCCAGGAATAAAGTCATCAATAATTTCAACAATAGTATTAAAAAACCATAAAATACAAGAAATAAACCATTCTACATTCATTTTCCACATATCTACAAAAAATCCTACCCAACTTCTAATTTTTGGGTCGTGACATTCTTCTCCATTGAAATCCATTTTATGGCAAGTCTTTTTCGCAGCTTCATATGACGCTAATCCAGTTGTTAAATTTGGGTTTGTAATTGTATTATTATAAATGGTTGGATAAAAAGAATAAATAAAAATGCATGCAATTATGGAAATTAATAACCCGTAATTTCCAATTGAAATATAAGAATCAAACAGAACTATAAAAGTTATAATATAGATAATTAAATTCATTTTATCTTTGAAAAAATTAATTATTAAATTTATAAAACTATATTTTTCTTTAGTGCCAGTTATTTCACCGACTAGGAATAATGGCAAAATATGTGTTCTTATACTAGTTATACTCATGACAAATGTAAGTAATGGCACGAAAAATAATGTAATACATAGCACAATAAAATATATAATGGCATAAACCCAATTCTTATACATTTCATCTTGTTTGTATTCCCATTTTACTAAATTTTCTGTTATTTCCTGATTATCTATAATAATTGGTTTTCTATGTTCATTCAATATCTTTGACTCTTTACATTCTGTTTTAGTGCTGAATAATAAATAAAACTTTTTAAAAAATAAGTATATCAAATAAAAATAATTTATTATGTATATAATAGCTGATACACTACTATACAATAGTGGAACCAAAAAAACAATTACGCTATCACTACAATTACGGTTTATAATATTGTAAAAGTAATTATACATAGTAAACATATTTGAGTTCAAATCATCCTGGACACTAGCTAAATAAAGTAAAAAAGGGCTTGAAATTGTTCCGTGTTTCCAGTTTTTTGAATAGTTTAATCCCAATATACTATTTTTAATAATTTCCATATTTTTATAAGGATTAAATGATACTTTGGTTGATTTTTGTTCATTATTAGAATTGACTATATCAAAATTAACATTTATTTGTTCTAAAATTAATCTATTTATGCCATACGGTTCACAATCTACATCTGTAGGAAATAAATTTGTTTGTGCTAATTTTGAGTTGTATAATATATTTAATCCAAAAATAATATATATAATTAAAATAACTAATTGAAAAAATAACATTTCTAATAAGGATTTATTTGGATTAATCATTGTAGAATCCGGTGGCAGAGGGTTTGTAGTTGTTGCGGAAGGTGTTGTATATGTTGAAGGAGTTGTAGATGTTGAAGGAGTTGTAGATGTTGTTGAAGGAGTTGTAGATGTTGAAGGAGTTGTAGATGTTGTTGAAGGAGTTGTAGATGTTGAAGGAGTTGTAGATGTTGTTGAAGGAGTTGTAGATGTTGAAGGAGTTGTAGATGTTGTTGAAGGAGTTGTAGATGTTGAAGGAGTTGTAGATGTTGAAGGAGTTGTAGATGTTGAAGGAGTTGTAGATGTTGAAGTTAATGACGATGGCATTGAGTTAGTTGGGACAGATGAAGATAAAGGTGATGGGGTTGTAGTTGTTGAAGGAGTTTTTGTAGAAAAATAGCTAGATAATCCAGTCAAACTATAAGGACTTGTAGTTGTTGTTGTTGAAGGATTTGTTGAAGGAGTTGTAGAAGTTGTTGTTGAAGGAGTTGTAGAGGTTGTTGTTGAAGGATTTGTAGAGGTTGAAGTTAATGATGATGGCATTGAGTTAGTTGGGACAGATGAAGATAAAGGTGATGGAGTTGTAGTTGTCGCAGGAGTTGTTGTAGAAAAATAGCTAGATAATCCAGTCAAACTGTAAGGACTTGTAGTTGTGGTTGTTGTTGAAGGATTTGTAGTGGAAGGGGTTGTAGATGTTGAAGGATTTGTAGTGGAAGGGGTTGTAGATGTTGAAGGTTTTGTAGTGGAAGGAGTTGTAGATGTTGAAGGATTTGTAGTGGAAGGAGTTGTAGATGTTGAAGGATTTGTAGTGGAAGGAGTTTTAGATGTTATATTTGTTGATGACATAATATAATAAAATGATATAAAAATATTTTCATTTAGTCTCGCTAAAAGCAATATATTTTCTATTTTAAATATATGAAACTGAATAAAAAGGTGTTTGTATTTATTGCAATAATTATATTTTTATTTGTAATAAATTATTGCAATAATATTCGAGAGAATTTCAGTAATGATTATAGTCATACAGTAAATTTACCAATTAATACAACTTATAGTTGCAAAAATATGTGTGGACCTCAAGCAAGATGCTCAATAACTGGGGAACAATGCACAAGTGACATTGATTGTTTTGGATGTAAGGCTGTGAAAAATGAGAAAAAGGTGATAACCACTGATGTTTTAGGAGTAAATGAAGCAGGTAAATTGACATTCAATAATACACCGACTTATTCTACTTTAACCACAGATATTGGAACTCGGGCTAATTTATACAATGAAAATAACTTAAATCCACCGAAATATTTTCAAGGCGTAGATCAATGGACGAATACTTTTGATATTGGTAATAAACTATATGATAAAAGATATAATCCTGGAATAGAAATACTTCCTTTTCTTCCGAAGTATCCAGAAAGAGTTACATTGAGTGGCGAATTCATTGATAATGGAGCGTTAGCTTCCAATGAGTACATCAATCTTTAAATAATATAAAAAACAATATAAAGACCAAATTCCAGAACATTTATTTATAACTTCTTGTTTTAATTCTTGTTCTTGTTCTTTTGATTTTTGACATTTTTGTGCTTTTATATCTTTTAGTTCCAGCTTTCATTCTACTCATAGATGATGGTCGATAACTTCTTGTAGTCATTGGGGCAATTAAACTTGAACTTCTTGTAGTCATTGGGGCAATTAAACTTGAACTTCGTGTAATCATTCTAGTTGGTTCTTCTACTTTTATTGGTTTAGATTTAGATTTAGATTTAGGACATTTACCATCTCCGATGTAATACAAATATCCGTATTTCTCCCATTTATCCAAAACATCATGTATATCCTTCAAAATTTGTGCTGTATCCATTTCAATAAACACAACTTTTCTTGGGTCATTCACTTCAGGGTCAACCTTCCACAGTTGTTTATTTCTTTCATCATTAATTACAATATCAAACTCTTTCAAAAAAGAAGGATTACTTAATATTTCTCTATACATTTGAATCATATCCATTTGTCTCTGTTTTTGATCATCGTCAATTGGTTTTTTCAAATATGTGAGTAAAGAATAAGACTGACATAATGTATCATTTGTATTTATATTGGTGTTTTGATATCCTTTAACACCACTACACCAAATTTTTTTATTTCGATTATTTTTTAATACATGATGAGATGAATTATGGTATTCTCGACCACCAGGTTTAACAACAAATTTATATTTTTTGTTTGGGAAAACCTCACTTATTATTTGTCTCACGGTTTCGTCTCCAAATATTTGATTGATATATCTATAACTTTCATGACTAAATTCATTTAATTTTTCATTAGTGCAGTTTTCCATTTTATATAAGTATATAATATATTTTCTAAACTATGTAATGAAAATATATATATAAACCTATGTCGCATATTGAAGCGCACAATTTCCTCCAATGAAAGATACCATATTTATTCTCTCTTCAAATAAAACTAGATTGTAATTATAATCGTATATTCTCCATGTTGGTTTGTTTATCCCAATGATATTCCCTGTTTGAGGATCACAAATGGATAAAGACTGCGCCAAAGGATCTACTGGAGGGATAATCGTGTTCATCTCAAACTGAATGTTGGTAAACCTACTCATGTTCATTGCTCCAGTGGGTTGCAAATTGAAAGGAGAAGTATTCATACAGAAATTGTAAATGTATAAGCCGTCAGGACCATTTCCTCCTGTTCTTGTATATTTCTCAATATAGTTATATACTCCAGAAGGTTGTTCGTTCTCTCTATAAATGCCATCTAGAAGAACACTTAAACTAACCAATATATCTTTTATATTTTCAAAATTATAGTTTCCAGTAATCATCCAACCAGTAGCTTGGCCATTCACATTAACTCCTGGACCAATTAAAACAGTTGTCCCGTTTCTAGAAATAGCATATGTTCCCTCCGTTGGTGCTTGTATTAAATCATTTGGCATATATCTATAAGGCCAATTCGTATAATTACTCCATTCATTTCTCAAATTCACATCACTTCTTTGTAAATAGAACATATAAGTAGAAATCATTCCAATAGAGTCCAAGTCTATTTTATTTGAACCTGTGACATTGTAGAATATTTGTTCTCTCACTTGTTTAAATAAAAACTTTTGTTCTTGTAGAGCATATATTCTGGATTCTTCATTGGAGAGAAAACAATAAGTGCAGTTCAAATGTATATTTGCATTCCACAAAGTTCGTAAATCGCTATAAGAAGAAACACCCAAATTAACATCAGGTGGTGTTTGTAGAAAACGATAAAATTGCATATAATACAAGTTAAAGTTAGGTGCAACATAAGGAAAATTATTTTGAATATCAAATACATCACGGATCTGGAATAATTCTTGGATAGGTCTCATTGTAATATTTATGTGCAATTCGTTGTATTGAAGTGAAACTAAAGGAAACGCCATTTGGGTTTTCAAAGTGAACCATGAATTCAACGGAATATATAATGTTCTACCTCTTATAGATGGTTCTGAACCTTCTGGGCTAGGAGTATAATATGCGTTTGGATAAGAGTTGATACGAGTTCCAGAATTACCAGGGTTATACAATTCAGGAACATGACCAATCATTTTCTCAAATAAATCTTTCTTTTCACTTGAAAAATCTCTCTGAACGACGGAAAGTAAATAAGCTCCAGAGAATTCCTGCAATGTTTGATTTCCGCAAGTAATCTCAATTTTAGAAATCATTTGGGCGCCAATGTATTCAATCCATTTAAATTCATATGGTATCCACTGATTATTATTATAATAAACAGATGTAGGATCGGATACTGGCGGAATAATACCACTCCAAATATTAGGTAAATCAACGGATAAATAACAATCCATTAGAAGGTCAGCATATCTCGGAATTTTGAATGTAAAATAAGAGTCTTCATTTAAACGCAATGTTTTTGATCCTTCAAAATCAACTCTAAATTTTTGCATTCCAAAGTTAGTATATTTTGAATATGCAGATTTGAAAAATGTTTTTGAAGGGTTTCCATTTAATATAATATTTTGTTGCCCTTCGGACACTAACTGCATTAAACCTCCTGGCATTTTCTGTTATAAGTTATATGTATATATTATTTAACCTTTTATTTATTTATTTATTTATTTATTTATTTATTTATTTATTTATTTATTTTGGAATAATAATATATGTTATCAAATAAAAGGAATAATCGTTATTTTATTATATTCTTATTTTTTGCAGTTTTTATAGTTTTGTTATTATATTTTTACATTTTCAAACATAACAAATGCAAACTAATGAATTATGTTATAAATATAAAAAACTTAAATGAATCCGATCCGGATTGTAGTTATACATTGAAGGATTATTACATAAATACGGCATATAATTGTTGTAGTGTCGGACCTTATAAAAACGGTTATGTAAACATTTGCATTCTGAATAATATCATAAAACAAGGTGTGAGATGTTTAGATTTCGAAATATATTCCATAAATGACAATCCAGTTGTTGCAACTTCTACTTTGGATAATTATAATGTAAAAGAATCAGTTAATTATATAGGTTTTGACAAAGTAATGTGCATAATTATTAATAATGGTTTCAATCCTGGTTTTGCTCCAAACTATAATGATCCTATAATACTACATTTAAGAATTAAAAGTGCAAATCCAAAAATGTATCAAAATTTTGCAAATTTGTTTCAAAAATATGAAAACTATTTATTAGGACCAAAATACAGTTACGAATATACCACTTGTATTGCAAACAATATGAACACTAGTAATTGTATAATAAATAATTTAGGAGACATTAAATTGCTTGATTTAAGAAAAAAGATTATTATTATTGTTGATAAAATAAATAGCTATTTCATGGATAATCAACAATTTTATGAATTCGTAAATATGACAAGTAACTCTGTCTTTATGCGTGCTTTGAACTATTATGATGTAGAATTTTCTTCAAATCCAAATGAATTAATAAATTATAACAAGAGAAATATGACTATTGCAATTCCAGACACACGAATAAATCGGACCAATGTAAGTGCAGATCTTTCCAGAAATAGAGGTTGTCAAATGTCGGCGATGCGTTATAACACGGTTGATACAAATCTCACGAATTATATTTCTTTTTTCAATAACAAGGGATATTCTTTTGTATTAAAACCTAAAAATTTGAGATATGATCCTTCTTCACCAAACTATGCACAGAATAACATGTGCCCAACTATAACTTCAATACCAAATAGACAACCTATAATATCCTAATCGTTTTTCTTCGCCTCAAAATTTTGTTCCACTACTTTTCCTATTAATTTTTTATAATCATTATATATGAAAAACAACTTGTGTGACAGTAAAATGAGTTTTGAAGATTGTGAGTTGGCAATATTAAGAGATGCAGTAGATAGAATAGAAGAAGAAGCTAATATAAAAATAGTAAAATCACCAGAAGTAAGTAAAATATTTTCAATAGTGGAGCAATTCTTGAGGAACAAGAAATTAATATGTTATGGTGGAACAGCGATAAATTCTATACTTCCAGAAAAAGACCAATTTTATAATAAAAATACAGACATTCCAGACTATGATTTTTTCTCTCCTAACTCATTAAATGACGCGATTGAATTAACCAATATATATTTCAAAAAAGGATTTAAAGAAGTAGAATCAAAAGCAGGCGTTCATAAAGGGACATATAAAGTTTTCGTCAATTTTTTACCGGTTGCGGATATTACCCAATTAGATAAAAATATATTTAATGCGATTAAAAAGGACACAATAGTTGTGAATGGAATATCATATGCACCACCCAACTTTTTGAGGATGTCTATGTTTCTTGAATTGTCTAGACCACAAGGAGATGTTAGTCGTTGGGAAAAAGTATTGAAAAGGCTAATATTATTAAATAAAAATTATCCGTTAATCGGAAAAGATTGTCATAAATTTAACTTTCAGAGAGAATTAGTATATAATGCTGGGTCAGATAGTAAAAATGTATTTAATACAGTAAAAGAAACATTGATTAATCAAGGTGTTGTTTTTTTCGGAAGTTATGCATTATCTTTATATTCTCAATATATGCCAAAACACTTGATAAGGAAATTCAAATATTATCCGGATTTTGATGTTTTATCGGAAACCCCTGAAATTGTTGGAACCATTATTAAAGAACGATTGAATCAACAAGGTATAAATAATGTGAGAATTGTTAAAAAAGATGCAATCGGAGAGACAATTGCTGAACATTATGAGGTTTTAATAGGCAAAGATACAATTGTTTTCATATATAAACCATTAGCTTGTCATAGTTATAATATTTTCAAAATAGGTAATGAGGATATAAAAATTGCAACAATAGATACTATTTTAAGTTTTTATTTGGCATTCATGTATTCTGGTAGAAATTATTATGACACAACCAGAATTCTGTGTATAGCCCAATATTTATTTATTCTTCAACAACATAATAGATTAAAACAAACTGGATTGTTGAAAAGGTTCACCGATAGTTGTTATGGACATCAAGAAACAATTGAAGAAATACGAATAAATAAATCGAAGAAGTATATGGAACTTAAAAACAAAAGAGATGATCCAGAATATAATGAATATTTTTTTAAATACATCCCAAATGAAAAATATATAGAAACAATAAAAAAAGGTAAAAGTAAAAAAGAAAAAAGTAAAAAAGAAAAAAGTAAAAAAGAAAAAAGTAAAAAAGAAAAAAGTAATAATAAAATAAGAAAAACAATTAAGAAAGGAAAATAGAAATAATAAAATAATAAACAATAAATGGAATATTGTGACTTTTATTGTTTATCATTCAATAATAAAGAGAGAAAGGAAGCTATGGAAGAAAGATTTAATAAATTAGGGATAAGTGCCTTCATTTATTCAGGTGTAAGTTACAATGATCCAAGAATTAAAGATAGTAAAGAAGACAAAAGAATATTATCATTTACATATGGACATCTTGATTTAATTAATGAATTCTATTTTAAATCTGACAAGGAATACGGAATTATTTGCGAAGATGATATAATTATAAGAAAGGATTTCACAGAAAAACTCCCGACAATTGTAAAGAACTTCAAAGATATGAAATTAGATTTATTATTATTGGGTTGTTTGTTGAATTGTAGCATCCAAGAAGATAAAATGGAAGAAAACAATTATTACAGATATGATGATAATATTTGGGGTGCTCAGATGTATATGATAACAAAGAAACAAGCGTTTTATTTAATTAAAAAATTCTCTTATCCATATTGCGAAAAACACAAATCAAAACCATTCAATTCGGATTGGATTTTTACTAAAGAAGGTAATCGTGCGTTGATATATCCACTAATGGCAATAGAAGATGGTAAATCAAAATACGAAGATCAGGGACAACAAGTATTTCACGATGAATGTCATAGGTTCAATTATATTCCAGATTTATTTATTTAGATCTAAACCAAATTTGTCATAATTTTATAAATGAAATAATAAATTATTGAAAATAATATACTTATAAAAAAAAGACCATATAAATTTTGGTTACCATCTTGGAAAAAAAGTATTGGAAAATATTTGTATAAAACTTTTTTGAAAAATGGTAATTGAAACATAAAAAATAAAACACCAATTAACAAAGGTATTTGGATTTCATTATACAAATTTTCCAAATTATTATTTGTATTATTTTTTCTATCATAGTTATGAATTATATTGGCAGCGGTATATTCTTCCTCTTTTATGTAATCTACATTTACTGGTGCAGGAATATAATCAGGTTGAACAGTTGTGTCTTGAGTATACTCCTCAGTATTCATTGGAATGTCTCTTGATTGTAATTGTGTTGCACCATTCATGGTTGCTTTTTGTAATCCGCTTATTATTTGATTAATAGTGCTTTGGTCTAAACTTACACTACTTTCTGAAGTATTTTGATTATTTAGTGTAGGCATTTCATTGATATTCAGTTTAATATTTCCTTCACCGGATATAGGTTGACTAGGTAAATCATTGATATTTGTCCCATCCATTATTGTATAATATTATTAAATAATGTAGAATAATATTATTAACGCAAATTACTCCCTAAAAGCAAATCCCAATATTCCAACTGCTATAATACCTAAAACTATTCCCAAGTGATAATTATACGACATTGTTCTGTACATTACTAGCCAAGCTTTGGATTGTTTAGAATTATTTATATGATTTAGCATCCAGTCAGACTTCGGAGACAATATATAATAAAAATAATTTGTTAGAAAACAAGATGCCATTACGGTGCAAACTAAACTCTTTGTATTCATTTTCTTTCCTTTCAATTTGATATTGTATAATATGATGAAGAGAGAAAGGAAGAACCCTAGGACATATCCATATAAACTAATGTTCCTTCTCTCTTTGCTTATTTTCTCATATGTTTTCTGTAATTCAGGATCCAATTGTTTTTTATATTGAATTACAATTGCATTATTGTCCGTTATATAATAAAAATAAATCATTGCAACAATAAATATTAGTGAAATACAACAAGAGATTGTGCACGCCATTATATATATTATCTTATTTTTAATTTAAAGAAAAAAAGAAAAACATTAAGCATTAATAATTCTTAAATTACTATTGCATTTTGTTGTAACTTGATTATATTTATAACATTTGTTATCCGCTTTGAAAATCTTATTATCTATATATTTGTGCTCTGCTGGTTTGTAAATATAGCATTTTTTATCCTTACATACTTCACGAAAAAGAGCAGATAATCCTAATCCTAAAATTATACTCATTACATATTTACCAGTATTTGAATTTACAAATTTATTCAGAAACATATTATATAATACAACTATAAAAAAATTAAAAAATTAATTTTGAACAGGTATTTTTTGAATTAGATAATCTTTAGTTGGACAAGTTACCTCGGTTTTTCTATAAACAAAACAATTGTCCGCGTGATCTTTATATTGAATTTTGTCAATATTATCTGGAGTTGGATAAATATAAACGATTTTGTTATCTGGTCCGAGTATATAAACAAAAATCATTCCAATAATAAAACTTATCAAAAAAATTTTTATAGATATATATTTACTAATCATCTATATATCTATAAAATATATTATTATTAAACTTTCCTTATTTTCTTTTCCTTATTTTCTTTATTCTTTCTTCTCACCCTTTTCTTTCTTTTCCTTTTTCTCTTTCTTTTCTTTCTTTTCCTTCTTTTCCTTCTTTTCTTTATTTTCTTTATTTTCCTTTTTTTCTTTCTTTTCTTTATTTTCATCTTTTTTCTTCTTTTCTTTTATTTTTACTTCTTCTTTATTAAATTCTATTAAACCAGCAGGTTTGAAAGAAGTATCTATTTCTAATTTTTCAATAGAATATTCAAAAGGTGTTTGAACTAACTTACATATTTGTGGTTTTCCTTTTTGCTCATCAATCGAATCTTTCTCAACCGCAACATAAGCATATTTATTATTCATTATTTTTTGACTTGTTGGTTTTATTTTATCAATATACAATTGAACAACTTCTTTTATTAACGCGTGATTATCTGTAGTTTCGTAGCTTTTACACATTTCTTTCAAAACCTTAATATCCTTATTTAAATCATTTTCTAATGTGTTTAATTCTTTAATTCTCTCTTCATTTTCAACAATGTTCAAATATAATTGATTTGAATATTCATACAATTCTAAATTTTCATTAATTTCTTTATGAATTCTTTCATAAATTTCTAATGCCTGTTCTGTTGTGCTATAATCAAACATTTCATTATTTTTTTCTATTATTATTATTTTCTTATTATTTTCAATATTTAATTTATCATTATTGATATTTTCTTTTAGATTTGAAAAATAACCAGTATTAATTTGAATATTCAAATCACACGGTTTTATTTTATCTCCACATAAAGCACCGAGTATTCGGTTATCATCTTCATCGATTCTTGTAAAAAAATTAGTAAAAACAGGTCTTTTACAATTAATACATTTGAATTTCAATTGTTTGTATTCCTTTCTCTTATCTTTTAAATTTTTATCATCATCCCGAAGTAATTTTTGTTTTTGTTTATTGATATGAGTTGTATATTCATATTTTAATTTATAATATTTATTTAATGATTCAATAAATTCTGTATCGTTCATAATATATAATAGTATATTTATTTATTTATTATGCAATAAATCGTATTCGTTATCCCATCGAGGTAATCCAGTTATTAGATTTTGTTGGTTCATCAATTTCATTTCTTGATAATTCTTTATTTTTGATATTATGTAATAATGTTTTTCTCTATTTTTGATTTCTTTTTCTGAAGGAGTAAGTTTTCCTTTATATTTAACTAAAAGGATTGATCCTAAAATTATCAAAAAAATGAAGAATAATGAAACATTAAAAACAATATTATAATAGATATTCTTATATTCCCTGCATTTTTTCAATGTCTCGCTCAAAAAATATTTCACTCCTGGTTCAATTAATGATGGCTGGTTTGAATTCATATTTATTTTATCACAATAGATTATTTGTGTAATAAGTTACATATAAATAACATAATATTCCTAAAATCATAGATAGTAACCATATTGGAAAGATAGTTTTATTTCTATATCCTATTCCAAAGACGCGAAGACTACCATCTCTATTGAAAAGAAATTTGGGTTTTGCCATATGAATCAAAAAATATATAGTCAAAAATAAAATTATACTTACAAATACTGGATTTTTCTTTATAAATTCAGGGTTCATTATATTATATTTTATTTATATATTTTATTTTATTATTATTTTATATAATGTTTAATGAAATAATAATTGTATTATTAGGGTTATTTGTCGGACTTTATGCATCTTTGATCGGAGGAGTTGCTGGTTCAGCATTGATGATGTATATTTTTTTACATTATGATATTATAAAACCATATGATAAGTTGAATGGAACAATTATTTTCATAAGTTGTATTCCATTTGCCTTGGTCGGATTGTATGAATATTACAAACATAAAAGTATAGATTTCTATAGTGGACTAATTCTAATTATTGCGTTGTCGATTGGAATGTTCTTCGGTTCCAAGTATAACTTTGTATTGAATGACATGTTTGGAGTAAAAGCAATGACAAACTTTAAATATATATTCAGTTCTGTAATGTTTGCACTATTAAGTATACTATATTTTTATGAATATAAGCAAAACAACTTAAAGAACCCGTCCAATAAAAAAACGATAAAAAAATAATATAAAAAAGTATTTAAAGAACAATAAAGAACAATAAAGTAATATAAAAGGACTTAAGGAACCCATCCCACCTCAATAATAATCAGACTCATCGTAATTATCATTTCTCTCAATTGGTCCCTCAAAATCAAAGAAACCGTCGCGATAATCCTCGTCCATATTAGACATATCATAAACATCTTCATCTATCTCAGCAGAAACCCTCATTTCATATTCGTCATCTTCTAAATTTTCGGTTCTTATGTCGGTTCTTATTTGTGGAGGGTTTTCATTCAATTCATCATCATCATATTCTTCGTTTATATTGTTTGTTATAATCATTCTGAAATCCTCTATATCTTGTATTTCCTCATCATAAACCTTCTTGTCATATTCTGTTAATCCCTTTTGCAATCCTTTTCCCCATACACCTAACTTATTGTTCTTCAACACATTTTCTACTCTTCTCTCATCATTCGTAAGTGCTTTCAATCTATCTGTAACTTTATTCTTCTCTTTTTCTTTCAACTTGAATATATTATCCATTATTTTATCATAATCTATATCAACTATTTCCTTATTTTCATTCATTATATTCAAAAATGTTGAAATCAAATCTGCTATTTTCCCTTTTAACTCTCTCACATTCCCAGTATTCAAGTAATAATCACTCTTATTTTTTGCTCGAATCAAAAACCGTTTGTTTTCATCATCTTCCATGTTTTCTATTGTATCTAATTCGTCATTCTCATCCTCTGTCTCCATATTATTTGTATTGTTCATCATTTTGCTGTCATCTGTTAAATTGATGTAAAATGTAATTACCTGCAAAAAATAATTCTCAAAAAGTAGAAAACACATTGTCTTATCGAAAATAGAATAATTATCTATCCCATTATATGATATAATGCTATAACACGGTGTGTCATTCACTAAATACAATATATTCTCACACGACTGTTTTATATTCTCCAAAATGTTTGAAATATTATTATCATTATAGAATTTCACTAAACTATTGTAATACTTCTTTACAAAGCTTGCAATGTCAACACGATGTCTACTAGACAACCCTAAATATTCAGGTAATTCAACATCGCTATAATCAACCTTATTCAATATTATGTTTGGAAATACTTTTACAAAGTTATGGATATATGTCTTTACAAAATTTATACAATTATAAACTTCATCATCTGATATTGACATCCGTCTATCGTGTTGACTACTCCAATTAGTGAAATTATCCAAAAACTTATTAATAGTTCTTTTTTCCTTTGTTGAAATACTACTATAACTATTAATAAATTCCGAAACTTGACTTTTCATAGAACTATTCGTTTTCAATAAATAATTCTTGAGAGAACGAACTTCACTTGTATCTTCCATTAAATCAATATCAAAACTGGAATTTATAACCTTTTCTATGTTTTGCACCAATGCTTTTGGTATAAGGCGGTCATCATCAGAATTATTAATTAATTCAATAATGTTTTTCAACTTTTCTAATGGTGATACTATATGATTACTATTTTCTATATGTAATATATTTTTTCTGCTGACAATTTGCAATAACCTCAACATATCTTCATTCGTATAATTTTTACCATCATTCTTCAATTTTTGTATTTTCTCAACAATAGAATCATTAATACTGAATGTATTTGGTTTCGGCTTATTACCACAAATAGAAACTAAATCATCGCTAATAAGTATATTAGACTGAAACCTACACAACCCGATAAATGCCCTATATATAACCTCTTCATCGTAATCTGTGTTTATAACAGAATAAATATTTTTACTAACTTCTTTTGAAAATAAAAATGGTGCCCGTGTTATATTGTTTATATCATAAATAATATTGGATAGGTTCTGCACAACCTTATTATATTCAGTTATATCCTTGTCTTCGTTTTCGAAATACTCGATTGTTGTTATTATTTTATTATTTATGTTATTACAACAAGCATTCACAAGAAAGGGTTCATTGGATGAATTTTTCATTATTAATTTCTTTTTATTTATAATCTTTTGTATTCTCTCTTGAACGGCTAGAGAGAAAAATATAATCTTTGATTTAATTATTAATATTTTCTCATTTTGTTTTGGAGAACCAAACTTTATATCATTATACAATTCTTTTTTGAAGTCTGGAGTAATATTCGCCAACCTCTTTATTTTAATTTCTCTCAATGGAGGCAAGAATTCATTCCAATTGCTCAATGAATATTTATCTGGTATATCTTCATTTGGATTAATCAATAAATACTCAGTCTTTTCCTTGAACTTATTTTTTACATCATTGTCAATTAAAAAATACTTCTCAATGTAATTCTTTATTTTATTTGATATGTCAGCCTCTTTAGTCCTAGATAATACAGCCCACGGATCCGTTGGATTTTTAATTTTATATATTATACACGCCAAATAATTTAAAGAAGAATAATCGCCATTTCCATCAAATGGAAAACCGACAAATGAACGGATACAACCCGGGTATGTTTTCCTTGTTTTTATTGATGGAATACTTGTTTGAACTCCAATTAAAAAAGAACAAAATGTCAAATATAAAATATTCAAATTGTGAAAATCTTTATAACTCGGAATATTTTTTCCAACCTTTGAATATTCTTCTATCTTTCTTTTATAATCCTTCTCCTTAGGCATTGCAATTGGCAATATATTATTCATAATTTTCACCATAAATTCTCTCTGTTCTTCAATATTTATTCCCATAAATTCGGACAAGGAAGTAATTATATTAGAGCACATCCTTGATTCCAACGATGTATACTCCACCTTTTTATTGTTGGCATTATTCAACATTTGGACACCAATGTCTTCCTCGATGATCTCTCTTGAAACTATTCTAAACCCTTCTTCATTATAGCCTTCTTCAAAATCAAAATCTATTGGTCTAATTATATAACCGCTATGTTTATCCACCCAATTATCCCCATCATCACTTATTGTGCCAATAGTGCTACATAATTCATTCAATAATGACAAATAATTATTAGGCGTTTCAATAAAACAAGACGCTAATCTATGAATAAACCGAGGCAATAATTTAGTGTTTGTTTTAGTGCAATACAACCAATTGGTGTCTTCATCATTTGTCCCAATTGAAATCGCGTCCCTTGTAAAAGATACGGTAAACCGAATAATATCGTTCTGTCTTTTAACAAAATCGGACTGACCTAATATCAAATCTCTCAACTTCAAATATGGAGATAATTCTTGAAATGGTTGGTTTTTATTTCCGTTACCGTCTTCTTCTATTCCGATATTATATTGATATTTATTATTTTTGTAGAATTTGGAAAGGTTGATTTCTTCTATTTTATTAATAATACTAGAATAATAATCATATTTCTGATTTATGGAAGAAACCAAATTTTCTTTGGATGTCTTATAATTTTTGTCAAATTCATTTACTATATTATTCAACGCTGCTTTTGCTAATTCCTTTTTATTCAATTCAAAAGAACCGCAATTTTTATTCTGTTGACTTATGCAATTGTTTTGAAAATTACATAATAAGTCGTCGCTGTTAATAAACTCATTCTTATTTATAGTTTCGTCAATTTCCCATCTCTCTTCATTTCTTCTATAATATTCTATCTTTTCATCTCCTTTATGATAGAGCAATGCTACATTTCCGTCTACCACTTTTTTAAGACCACTAACCAATGTTTCTGCCATATCCACTGCTTCATCATAACGATACTTATGCTTCGTTTCCAAAATATGAACCAAGTATTCATTAAACTCTTCTTTTGACAAATTAATTTTACTTTTGTCAATGTCTTCAATTATACTATAATCAGTATTGTCATATTTTTTATCAAAGTAAATCATTTTACCATTATCTGCCAACAAATCGTCCTTTTCGTTATATTTTTTCGCAATTTCATATGTTTTACATTTATTATTTTTATCTAATGTTTTGATTTGCTTCTTTATATCTTCTTCATCTGAACTTAATATGTTGGATATGTCTTCTGATAACATCAAATTTAAGTTCTTTAAACAACACGCATAATTGAAAGAACGACCATTATCTTTCACCAGGATAATTCTCAAAAATTCTGAATTAGTAATGGGTTGGTCATTTTCTATATTATACCCTTTTAAAACATCGCGATTTTGAAAAATTATAGACTTTAAAACTAAAAAATTTGGTTTTTCGCTATTTATGAAGTCTATTCTTTTCAATAAGTTGAATATATTTTTTTTATATATAAATTTTTTATTATAATCTGAAACTACTTCTTGTAAATATTTATTGATTTCCGTATATTGCATATATGTTAAATCATCTGTATAAACAAGAAATGGTTCAAGATAACTAACAACCCCTACAAATGATAACTTGTCTTTGATATATTTTTTTATAGAATTGAACAAAGAACGGGTTTTTGGGGCGATTATTTCTGCGAATTTTTTATATATCTCTTCTTTTGTTCCCGAATCCACTGTTTCACTCAATGAATAGTTTACTATATTCGCAAAATTGTTATCTTTTTCGAAATTCAAGTTTACATTCAAATCGTCAATATTCACATCTTTAACATTTGTATTTTTCTTCAACAACTCCCAATAATTCAAAAATGTTTTATTCAAATTCGCTTTCTCTAGAATATTCGTTCCTGGAAGATTTATGCGAGAGAAACGGATCGCCGGTTCTGGCAATGTTATAATAGATTTCAATTGAATTGTATCTGAATTAGTTATTTGAATACGGTTTGTTTGTTTTTTGTTTCCTGACTTTTCTACTGTTTCTAACTTCGTCAATCCAGTATTATATTTATCCATCATAAACCGTTTAGAAGTTATGATGCCATAATCATACTTATCAACTGCACCACCATTATTACGCATTGTTAATGTTTCAAAATTACCGAGATTGTCAACAATCGCATTTATTTCATTTCCAACTTCTGTTTTATAGATTATTCCTTGTTCACCTGCTTCTTGAAAAGGAGTAAAAAATAGATTTACTTCATTTAAAAATGCGTCGTATTTATTTATTTCATCGGATGATTTTATAGAACCTAATTTATCAATGAATTTTTCTACATTTTTGGTAGAGTTTGGATCTATTACTACATTCAATGTTTCATCTTCATATTGCTTACCAAAATATATATTCTTTACATTTTTAACAACTGGTAATATCCAGTATAATAACTTATTATATTTCAATAAATAGGAAACTAATGGTTTATATTCAACACCTTTCAAAAGAATACTTATAATGTTTCCATTTTCGTCGAATTTAGAATATTCGCTTCTTAATTCTTTGAACCTTGCAATCATAGTATGAATATTGTTCATTACATTCCTGGTTCTATCTGATTTTGGTATTTTAGATAATAATACATTCAATAAATCGTTGGTTTGTGTTTCAACATCGAACCTCTGTTCATGGATACCGACATTCACTACTTCTTTAATTGCTTCGTATTCTTTACCAAAAATGACTTCATTAGCTTTGATAACGAATTCTCTATTTTTATTTTCTACTTTATTTAAGGGTTGATTTACATAAATGTCTTCTTCATAAACATCCAACTTATTCATTTCTTCTTGCAATTCTTCTTCAAATTCTTCCCCTTCCTTTCTTTCTTCTTCCTCTTCCTTTCTTTCTTTTTTCTCTTCTTCTTCTTGTTCTTCTTCTTCTCTTCTTTCTTCTTCTTCCTCTTTTCTTTCTTCTTCTTCTTCTTTCTTTTCCTGTTGTTCTTGTTCTTCTTTTTCCTCTTGTTCTTTTTCTTTTCTTTCTTCTTCTTCTTCTTCTTTTCCTTCTTCTTCTTCTTCTTTTCTTTCTTCTTCTTTTTTCTTTTCTTTCTGTCCAATTGCAACCTTTTTGGGTTTAGGTATAATTTCTATCTTATCTATCATTAAATCTTCTGGTATTCCTTTGTAAGCAAAATTCATATAAATGATTTCATTATCTGGAAAAGTTTTAAGTTCAATCATATCTTTTTCCAAATCGGTTATTTCACCAGTTAAAGTTAACTCTCTAAAGTATATTTTAATCCAAGTATTTGGTAGTAAATTATTCTGTAAACAAAAACCCAATTTATCATTTCTAAATAAAAGTTCAATCTTAGTAACTGTCGTAGGAAATATTAATTCATCGTTTATTTTCAAATGAACAACATTTAATTTATTAACTTCAATCAATTTCAACAATTGATTATCAATATAATCAATAATAAATGTCTGATTATTCAATGATTCATTAGTTGGATCTTCAATGTGTATAATATCACCTAATTGTAAGCTTATTATTTTTTCAGACATATACTATATTTATAGTAGAAATTTTAATTTTAATATAAAGACTTTTATATAAATATATATATTATGAACCTAGAACCTTTATATATTATAAATGATATTGATAATGACCATTTTTTAATAAAAAAATCAATTGATAGTAATAATAAAAAATACAAAGTGATATGTTACAATAAAAGTTTGTTATCGAGAGAAGAAATAAAAACCCACGGATTATTCCGTTCTATTGTTGTTAATGAAAATAATAGAATAGTTTCTTTTTCTCCACCTAAATCAATACAATTTTCAGAGTTCAGTAAAAATGAAAATAAACAAGAAACTATTGTCGCAGAAGAATTTGTTGAAGGAACGATGATTAATTTATTCTGGGTTTGGAATGATGATAATATTAATGGTTATTGGGAATTGGCAACAAAAAGTTATGTTGGCGCCAATGTCAGTTTCTACAAAACCGAAGAAAATTTGACATTTCGTGAAATGTTTATGGAAACAATAAAGACGATAGATTTCAATTTGAATAATTTAAATAATACATATTCTTATAGTTTCGTTTTACAACATCCTAAAAATCGTATTGTTGTTCCATTTGAAAATCCATCTTTATATTTAGTTGCGATTTATCAAATAACTTATTTGAATGGAATACATAAAATTCTCTCAATAAATATGAAGGAGATCAGAGAGAAATGTGAATGGGTTTTGAAAGGAATTAAATTCCCCGAAGTTTACAATTCAAACAATTGGGATGAATTAATCAACAAATATGCTTCTATGAACACTCCATATAATATAATGGGTGTAGTTTTTCACAATTTATTGGATGGAACACGAACAAAAGTTAGAAATCCGAACTACGAAATAGTGAGGAAATTAAGAGGAAATCAACCTAAAATACAATATCAATATTTGTTGTTAAGAAAAGACCGAAAAATAAAAACATTTTTGAATTATTACCCAGAATATAATGATGAGTTTTCTTTTTTTAGAAAGTGTATACATAATTTCAGTTATACTTTATACAAAAATTATGTGAATTGTTATATCAAGAGAGAAAAACCATTAGGGGAATACCCTCAAAACTTTAAGACCCATATGTTTCACATTCACGACATTTATAATAAAGAATTGAAACCGTTAAATTTACATGTTTCTTATTCTTTTGTAATTAGTTTTGTAAATGAGATGACCCCATCCTTATTGATGCATTCATTGAATTATTCATTAGAAAAAATAAATTCGGATATAATTATAAATTCAAATAATAGTCAAAAATTTGAAAAAGATTATTTTATTATTTGATTTTTTATTTCTTTTTCCTTTTTATTTCTTCTTTTCTTTTTTATTTCTTCTTTTCTTTTTTATTTCTTCTTTTTACAAAGCATTTTTAACCCAACCATCTATGGAAAACATATCTCCATACCACATTTTATCAGATTGATATTCTGGATAGCTCACATTAGAGAAAAACGATAAATACCCAATTACTGCAGAAAAAGAACCGTGTGATAATATTACATTTTTACAAGTGCTTGCAAACTGAATTGTTTTAATTTCACCACAATGAAGTATTCTAACATTGGGATACATTTTACAAATTACTTTTATAATAGGATGTTTTTCATCATCAGTTGAAATATATAAGTTTTCAAAACCAATATTTTTAATTGTTCTCAAGTAATATTTAATTCCAGGATTAAATTTTGCTGCGTCTGTAAGTCTAATATGAACATACAAATTATTGTTATTATTATATAGATGTTTGAATGGGTTTTTATCCATTATTTTCGCCTTTATTTCATCTTTATGTAAATAATTATATAAAAAATTAGTGAATTCTTTTGTTTGAAAAAAGTTTTTATTTGGGTCTAAGTTACTAGTTAGATTACCACAATTATAAACAGAAAAGTAATTATCATCATTTAGATTAATTGTATTATCAAATACATTTTTTCCACTAAATAAAAATATGCCTAAATTGTTTATCAATTCATTGTTACAATAATTTACTTTCAAATCGTATTTTTCAGCAATTAAACTGACAGATAAATTTCGAATAATTTGATTACCTAATCTTCCATTTTCAATTGTATTAGTTATCATATATATAGAAATATATTTTTGAATATGTGTCGTGTCATCATTATATGCGTGAAAACGCACAAGAGATAATGAATTTAGTAAGACAACAACAGCAACAACAAATACAAAAGATACAAAGGATAAAACAATTACAAATGTTCAAAAGATGAAATGTCTAACTCTAAAACTTATCATAAATTAATTGGTAAATGTTTATGGAATCATCAATACATTGTTTCAAGTTCTGTTTAATAATATTCAAGTCGACCGATTCTTTATAAGCAAGTCTAACAATACTATCTGTATCGTGGGGATGCATTTTCTTAAATCCACAAAAGGTAAGTATTTTCAACCCTTCAAAGAATTTAGAATATAACATATATTCAATTACTTTTCCAATTGTATAATCTTCATTAACCAATATAACATCATAACTATTTTTCATTGTATTTTCAGAAGGCAAAATACTCAATTCATCTTCATCTATTGTTTTATTCAATTCTGTAAATTTATTTATCAATATAGAACACGATTTTTTTACAATATCCTTATTATCATATACTCCAACTGATTCAATGATAAAATCAAAACTATTGGGTTTGACAATTCGGTTTCCTTCCAATAATCTCCAATTCTTTTTTTCAAATTCAATATTTTCTTTGTTCATTTCTTGGTCCTTCCATTTCTGAACTTGTTTTTCCAATTCTATTTCAATATTTTCAGGATCTGTTGTGAACCCATATGAACAAGTGGACACAACATTAAACATATAGTCGTCTTTTGCAGTTGAAACTGAAAATTCACAAGTAAAACTCAATTTCTCTCCTGAAATTTCATCGGAAATCCTGGGTCTTAATCTTGCGAAATCTATGTAACTATTTGTAAGTTGGTTTTTAGGGAATATTGCTTCATTATCTTTGTCTTTCAAAAATTCGCCTGTTTTTATATTTTTAACCTTAAAATCCTGAGTTGTTACATATTGTATAGTATCTGTTAAATTAGCTACATTCACTTCTAATAAATAATCTTCTAACGGAATTTCAAAGTCTGTTATATGTATAGGAATACAACTTAACCTCTGCTTTAATATTTCATTATTCAATCTAGTTGTATTTACAATAAATTTAGATTTATTTTCGGGATAGGGAGTTGTTTTAAAAACAACAGTTGGAATATCTGATAATATTGTTCTTCTAATAGAGTTTGCTAAACTTACATTGAGATTACTCAATGTGAAAGTAAGAACACCATTTTTATCACTGACTTTATTGACACTTGGAAGCATTTTAATATATATACTATTTATTCTTTTATTCTTTTATTATTTATTATTTTATTAATCAATTTTTTTTTAAAATAAGTTAAAAAATAAATTCAATAAACTAAATATAAATTAATGAGTTCAATTATTTATTATTCCAATTATTGTGATCATTCTAAAAAATTGCTGAATGTTCTCTCAAAAACGAAATTGAGCCAAGAAATACATTTTATGTGTATTGATAGAAGAGTAAAAGAAAACGACGATACTTATATTATACTTGAAAATGGACAAAAAATAATAATGCCTAAGAATATTTCAAAGGTTCCTGCACTTCTATTATTAAACGATAATTGTAGAGTTCTATATGGGGATAATATATATGATTATATAAAACCAAAGCAAGAAGAAATAACACAAGTATCAACGAATAATAATATGGAGCCGTTGTCTTTTTCTTTAGGAAATTTTGGATATGGAGGTGTTTGTTCGGATAATTTCAGTTTTTTGGATATGAATAGTGAATCATTACAAGCAAATGGAGATGGAGGATTAAGACAAATGCATAATTATGTTGCATTGAATGATACTTTAAACATTGCTACTCCGAAAGATGATTATAATTACAAGGAAAATAAATTACCTGAAGGATTAACACTTGAACAATTACAAAAACAGAGAGAACAGGATTTCAATAATTTAAATAATAAATAATAAATACTTAAAAATATAATATTTATTAATTTAATTATGGCATCAAATATTTTGAGTATATTCAACGATCAACTAGTCCAATTTATAGATGATATTATTAATGTTTTTCCAAATAATGCAGATATTTTAACAGCAAAAAACTCTATACTTTTAGCTAAGAAAGCGAACCCTAAGTTGATTATTAGAATTTGGAAGGAATATATTGTTGATAAGTATAGGGACCAAATTTTAGCAGGTGATATTAATTTTTTCATTAATAAAGATTATTCAAATGATTTACAGAATAATGAGAATTATTCTAAAATAATTTCTTGTATTGATAGATTAAGAGATCCTGTTAAAGAAATGACTGATGAAGATAGAAATAAGACAATGAAATATATTCAAAACTTGACAAAATTGATAGACATTTACTATAAGTAAAAAGGAGAAGAAAAATAAAAGAAAATAAAAAATAAATAAATAGTTTTTAGTTTGATTTAAAAAATATCTTTATATCAAACATATATGCAGAAAAACAGTAATAAACCAGAGTTACCTAATACTCCACCAGAAGAGTTTCAAAAAATAATTAAAGATTTCATTAGTGATATTTTGAATACATTTCCAGAATATAGTGAAATTATAAGTAAATGGTGGAAGAATACAGATTATTCTTATATAACAGATAATTGTGATAGAATTTTGAATGAAGAAGCAGAAAAAATGGAAAACATGAATTTCATATTCAACTACTGTTTAAATTTCTACCCAGAACGGTTCTTCGATATTATATACCAAAATGAGGAATTGTTTTCCATAAATTCAATTAAGACTGAATTTTTGCCGGGGCTATCATTCAAAGAGTTGTGGAATTGCAATGACATAACTGAAAAAACGCGAACCACTATTTGGAAGTATTTACAATTAATATTATTGTCCTTGATTGGATGTATTAAAAATAAGGAGAGTTTTGGAGAAGCGGTGAAGTTATTTGAAGATGTTGACGAAACCGATTTCAAAAATAAATTAGAACAATCTATGGATAAATTAAATGATATATTTAACAATTTAAAGAACGCACCCGAGATAGAGAACGGAAATAGCACAGAGACATCTAAAAATATGGAGGGAATAAATATAGATGGCATTAATTTACCATCACCAGATGATGTTCATAAACATATTAGTGGAATGTTGAACGGAAAACTTGGAAAATTGGCTAGTGAAATTGCGGATGAGGTTTCTGGTTCATTTAACCTCAATATGGAAAATGTTACGGATGCAAAAGATATATTTCAAAGTTTGTTTAGTGACCCTGGGAAATTAATGAGTTTAGTTAAAAATGTAGGTGATAAATTAGAGTGTAAATTAAAACAAGGAGACATTAATGAAAATGAATTATTCAGCGAAGCAACAGACATTATAAATAAGATGAAGAATATTCCTTGTATGGATAACATTCAGAGTATGTTAAAACAAATGGGATTAAACCCTGACATTTCTGGAATAATGAAGATGGCTAAAGGTGAAAAGGATGAAATTAAAGAAAAGGAAGCATTAGACAGAACCGCCAAACACAAGAAATTCAAGCAAAACATCAAACATAAATTAGAGTTGAAACAAATGCAGAAGTTGTTAGAAGAAACAACTAAAATAACAACTGAGAACTATAAACCGATATCAGATGAAGAATTAGTTACACTGTTTTCTAATAATAATAATGATAATGAAAATATTGATAATGTCAACGAAAATAGAAGTAATAAAAATAATAAAAAACAAAAGAATAAAAAATAAGTTATATATATAATGGTAATCCAGTTTTGGTCAAATGATTTAACAATTTTATTTAACAAAGATTATATGCTTGAATTATGGCCCACAGATAAAATGACATACGAACAAAAAATGAATGCCATATCACGGCTTATAGTTTTATTAACTATTTTAGGATTTATATTTACACGAAATATTAGGATATTATTAGTCGGTATTATAACTGTTTCGATAATTTTTATTTTATATAATGTAAGCAAAAACAAGGAAAGAAATAATAAATATAAGGATAAAGAAAATTTTGAGAATTGCGAGAGTTCATTGGATAAAGAAAATGTTATTATAAATCCAGAAACATTAGAGAAATTCTTAAAAAGCGATTTTAAAGCAAATAATTCAAAGAACCCATTTTCAAATGTATTATTAACAGAAATAGGAGATGATCCAGACCGAAATGCTGCACCTCCCGCATTCAATCCGACTGTTTATGAAGATATAACAAATTCGGTAAAGAAAATGGTTCAAGATTTGAATCCAGATATAAAAGATACAGATAAACAGTTGTTTGGTGATTTAGGGGAAAACTTCTATTTAGACCAATCAAATAGAAATTTTTACTCAACCGCAAATACTCGTGTATCTAATGACCAAGGCGCATTTGCTAAATACTTATACGGAGACATGCCAAGTTGCAGAGGTGGTGATGCGATTGCTTGTGTTCAAGATAATATTAGATATAATTTATATTAGAAAACAATTTAAAGAACCAAAACAAAAAGGAAGAAAAGAAGAAAAGAAAAGAAAATAAGAAGAAAAGAAGAAAAGAATAAAATAAGAAAGGAAAAGAAGAAAAGAATAAATAAAATAAAATAAAATTGAAATGAATATTAAAGAAATAAATATGAGTAAAGAAATAAATAAAGATGAACACAATTGACAATTTTAAGCCAAACTTGTATATAAATTCGGTGAGTGGTAGATTCACTAAAGAATTATTATTAGAGTCCTTCCGTGAATTAGAACTTGGAAAAATAAATAATATTATATTGAAAAAAGATAAATTAGTAAAAAATTCTAATTTTAACGATGTATATATTTACTTCGATAGTTGGAACATAAACGATTATACTGAACATATTAGATATTTATTGAAGAAGGATAAATATATAATTGTTCAATATGAAAATTCTAGCAAATGGATTGTTAAGGCAATGAATAATAATAATTGATATAATAAAGAAATAAAGAATTTTCAATAAAAAATATTGTTTTATATTATATATGGCTTCTGTAACTAATTATATGTTTGATAATATGAGTAGAATTGGTTCCGACCATTGTTCTCAGGACCAAAATACTATCCAAAGTATGAATGCATGTAATTATGCATTGGAAAATTTTTTTTCGAATGATTGCTCAACGAAACAACCATTATATTTAGCGACTACTCAACCTGGAATTATGGTTGATGGTGGACGCGGATCCGGTGCAAATGGTTGCAACATAGATGACAGTTCTGCTTTATTATTAGGAGGATTAAACACCCACCCTAATTGTAAAATAGATTTGTTTCAACGACCTTTTGCAACAGTTCCTTATGTTGGACGAGGATCTGTTTGTCCTGTTCTTGAAGCTCAAATTCAACAAGGAGAATTATTGACCAATAAAAAGAGTGTGAATAGATTACCCGAACAAAGCTATATTAATTACTCAAATACCCCATTGTTGTCTGATATTAAGGACCGTGTTACAAACCCCAATTATTGTGTTGAAAGTGTTGCATCCAAAGATTGGGTCCGTGGCGGAGTTGCTTCAAGAGAATTAACTCGTGATAAAAATACCGATCATTTTAATCACATAAATGATATGTAAATTATGTATTTATTTTTATTAATATTTAAAAAAAGGTAATATTTATTATTATTGAATGTATAATAATAAATTAGTTTGCACATATAATTTCTACGATAATTCACTTTTAGAATTAAATCCATTTTCTAAAAAATATATAGAAGTGAATAATAATAAATCAGATATTGAGAATGATAATATAGAAATGAATTTTTTCGCTGATTATTTATACAAAATTGAATTATTAGAAGCATTTCAATTATCAAATTTTGACGAAACAATTATTAACCAAAAAATGGTCGAGTTATATAATTTATTGAATGTAGAAATGATAGAAAATAATATTAAAAATGAATTCAAAGAAATTATGATGCAACTTTGTGAAGAAGATTGTATTATTGCTTTTATGAAATTATTTTCGTATCATTATTTTCATATTACCCATTTATGTATATGTGATTTCTTCGTAAATAAAACATTTACTGAAGAAAATATTGAATATTTAAAAAAATGTCTATATATATAAATAGATGGCATCTACCAGAAATATAAATACCAGAGGAAATTATTATTTAGAAAATAAGAGATATATGGAGTCTAATAACCATATATTATACAAGAATTCACAAAATGGTGAAGCATATCACAATAACTTAGCAGGAAATGGTCTTATCAATTCTAAATTACCTCGTGAAAGTTTATCCAAGAATCCGATTGAAATAGAGTCTTTCTTGTTTGGAATAAATTCAACTAATTTAGTTGATGAACAACCAGTATTACACGCTGAATTGAAGCAATTAACACCAGTAAATATTTATGAAAAATCTCCAGTTATTATTCCATTACCTTTAGTTGTTGACCGCAATCGGCCTTATCCAATTTGAAAATAAAGACTTGTGAAGAGAGATAAAGAGAGATAAAGAAAGAAAAATAAAGAAAGAACCTAAACTATTTTTTTAATGAAAAAAGTGCTATTTCCATCCAATTGTTCGTATTCATAATTCTTCAAATATAAGAAATCGTTTATAATAAGTTGGTTACAATTCAAATTATTATCAATCGCTAATATACCATTCTTCAATAACACACGCCAAGAGAGACACAAATCAATTAATAAATCTACTGATTTATGTGTTTGTGTTATATAAATAAAATGAAATTTGTAAGTAAGTTCAGATAATAAACTAATAGAAATTCCCTTCAATGTAACAATCTTATCTTTGTATCCCGATTGTAAAACATTGTTTTTGAATACTTTTTCTATATTATTATCATACCAATTATCTATTGCGACCACTTTATCACAGTTTTTTATCATATATTGTATAATAGTAATTATAGAACTTCCTACAAATGTGCCAATTTCAAGAACATTGAACCGTTCGTTGTTGGAAAAATTAATCAAATGTTTTAAGAATATAATTTTAGAATCCGTGTTTTTCGGGAAATCATTTGTCCAATTATATTCGTTCAAATAATTAATGAATTTATTATTATAGTTAATATTGTATTCATTATTACTTTCATTATAAATATTATCAAAAACATCAGAACCAAAATTTGGATTACTTGTAGCTAGAACCATTCTAGAAGCATAAAAAATATCTTTATTTATCAAATAATTATTATATTCAAAATCAGTTGCAAATTTAAACCCGTATCTATTTATATGAGTTACAAAATTTTTTGCACCCTTTAGTGTCACTATATAACCAAGCGAATTATTACAATTTGTGTTATCATCAAATGAACTTTTTAATTTACACAAATTTTCTCCTAAAGCTAAAGAAGGGATTTCGTCTTTATCATTATTATACAAGTCCCAGGGTAAAAATATGTCGCGGATAGCATATTTATGAAATCCAAAAAATACGATTTCAGAATCATAATTACAACTAATATCACCCATTAATTCATCAATGTAATTACAGAAATTATCTTTTAAAACAATATCATCCTGACAAACAATAATATAATTATACTTGTTATATATCATATCTTGAAATATTTTGAAATGACTTAATTGATTTCCTACAATATTAACATACTTCTCTGAATACTTGAAATCACAATTTTCAAACAATCTCAATTCTTCGTTAGAGAGAGAATAAGTTTTACCATTAATTGCGTTAAACCTTTCAACTTTATGCATCGGTATATTTACATTTCTACATTGGTTCAAAAAATGTATATTACGGTCTTGTCTTGATTTTAAATTGATATAATAAACTTTATCAATTTGACTTAATTGTTCTTTTATACTTTCCTTCTTTAAGTCCTTTTCTTTTATACTTTCCTTCTTTAAGTCCTTTTCAGTAATTAATAAATGAACATTATCATTTTTATCCGGTTTTTCTTCTATAATGACGAAGTTTTCTAAAAAATACATGGCTCTGTCTCTCCACGAGTGTTTCAATGCCCATTGATAATTTCGTTCTATTCTTTCATATATTTCAATACCTGGATTATCCAAACAATTACATATTTGTTTGAATGCTTCATCCATCCATTCTTCAGTCGTTGCATCACCCGGTATAACAACTCCTCTATCACCTACAGTATCTTTCAATGACCCCAAATCATTCGTTATTGCTAATGTTTTAGTAATTGCTGATTCTAGGGCAGTTAAACAGAATGTTTCTTTAAATTTACAAGGATAAAACCATACCTCAGATTTTTTCCAGAATTTAGATAATGTTCTTTTATCTACCCAACCATGATTTTTTATATTTGGATATGCCGTTTTGTATATTTCCAATAAATTTCTAATATTTATTACTTCATCCTTATAATTGTTGTTCAACCATTCATTGTTAAGATCGCAGAAAATATTCAAGGTTGCGTCATTGTATCTGTTTTGAATTCTTGGCCACATTTTCAAAATTGTAAGCAATCCGCGATTTGCGAAAGAAGAGTAAATAAAAGAATTTTTCACTTTCACATCCGTATTATTATCAATCAAGAATTTATTAAAATCAATCCCGTAATGCAAAGAATAAGTAATATCTTTAAATTGAGGAAATGATAATACAAAATCGTTTTTATGAGATTCTGTCAAACAAAAAATGTTTTTTATTTTACTATCTATTGGAATAATCATTCCAGATAATTGAATATCGTGTAATATCACATAAATATTTTCAACATAACTTTTTGTTGTTACTGGTATATATTCTGAAAATCTACTGATAAAACAATATTCTATTTTATGTTTTGAAATGAAGTCAAAGTATTCATCTAATTTATTGTATTTAACACCTTCAAATATTTCATTCTCTTCACAATTACAGAAGACAAAAACATCGAAGTTTGTAAGTTGTTTTATATATCTCGCCATTTCAATTACCCAAGTTTCTGAACCACCCACTCCAGAAGTCAATATATTTTTCCCGCTCCATTTAGTAAAACCACCATCAGCAATAAAACAAAAAATAGGGTTATTATCAATAATACAAGGTTTAAGTAATGGAGGCATTTTATTCAACATAATGTATATTTTATGCCAATCCACCATAAGATTGTAATAATTATCCGTTGGTTTATTATGATTTAAAAAAAAACTGGTGCATTCTATTCCCAATTTATAATCATTGAAAATAAAACATAATTCTGCCAAAAAATAAGGGGTAAAAGAATAAGTTATGGTTGGTTTAAGACTATGTTGTTTATGAAATGGGAACCCAACATTGTATGCTTTTTTGAAATACTCAAAAGCTACATCTTTTTTTCCAAGTGTATAATTTTGAATAGCAATAAAATAGTAACCTTCTGGTCTCTTTGGTTCCCATTCAATAAATAATTTGAAATAATTTTGATTAAAATTTAAATCATTATTTCCGTGCAATAGATTACCCCTAACAAATTCAAACAATGCGTCATTTCTCTCTTCATCAAACCCATCAAATTTACTGAATGCTCTCTTATAATAATATTCTGATGCTTTTTTGTTATCATTAACCAATTTATATGTTTGTGCCAAATAAAATAAATGTCTAGGTAAGGTCGGATATTCACGAATCATACTATGTAACTCCCTAAAATCATAGTCTTTTCTTAAATCAGAACGATTCAACATATATGTATTCGTTTTATCTTCAATATGACACTTATTTTCAGGAACTCCTATAATAAAATTATCTTTATCCTGAATTATTTCATGAACTGTATAAATCCATCTTAATTTATTTTTACTTTTTATTATCCTATTAGATAAATATTTTACATCATCACCTTTGATCATTATACTATAAGAATCACCAATTTGGTCACCTCTAATTTCTTGTAAAAACTCTCTTAATGTTCCACGAGAAATATAAGTATCATCCAACATTATGATAAACTTACACGATGTTCCAGCCAATTCAAGACAACGGTTTCTGCTTTCTCTGAAATTTATGAATGGTTCTTGATATAATTCTCCCTTCTTTTTCCCGACGAGTATATCATTAATATTTTTGATAGTATCGTCCGTGCTTCCAGTATCCAAAATAGTCCATCTATCAATAATATCCAAGTTTTCTATAAGCATCTCTCTAAATAAATCACCTCCATCTTTTACCATTACACAAAAATGTATAAGATTATCATAAAAGAATTTATTACTATTTTTAATGAAATAATGAAACTCATTCAAAAAGAATTGATTGTAAATTTCTGGAATATATAATGAAAATCCGGTATCCATAAATTCATAGAATATGTAATTGGGAATTTTATTATTATATCTAACAAGTAATACTGGATTATTATATTTAATAATTATTTTACTCAAAAATAAGTATTCTAATAATTCGTTTGAAAAAAATAAACAATTATTCAAATTTTCTGGAACATTGAAAGATATATTTTTTATGTTATAATAATTAATATTATTCATTATATTTTCTTTATTTTCATCATTATTTTCTCTATTTTCATTCAATAAGTAAACATTTTTATAAATATCAGAACACTTTATTGGAATATAACCGCCATTTTTTATATTATCAAAAATGCAATTATTTAATCCCAATACATTTAGTTCATTTATAAGAGATACTATTTTCTCAAAATATCCCAATTCAGGAATTATGGAGAGATTTTCGTATCCAATAATTGGCGATGTTTTGAATTCATTTATGGAGACTTTAAACCGTTCTTTATTCAAATTTATAAACATAATTATTTTATTATAATTATGTTTAAATATTTATTTTTGTATTATTATTAGTATTCTGGAACATGTTTCTTAAATAAACAACCATAAGAAGATATTTCATTAATTTCTTTTGTAATAATCGTTGAATCTTGGTTAGAACAATTCTTCATCCATATTTTAATAATACAAAAATTCTTTTTAGGAGATATAGTAATTCCATTTATGCAATTCACAAAAGATAATTGGGAACTAATTGTTTCACCAACTAGAAGATAACTTAATTTTTTCCACACTTCATAAACATGTTTATTTCCTATTTTATAAGAGAAACAACCACCATTTCTATTTTGAGGGTCCTCCCATACAGGGGTTATTCCAGTTCTCATTATAAAAAGCATACAATTTTTTACTAAAATATCAGGTAATGTTTCTATTACTGCAATAGTTTCTTCAACATAATTAAAGGTATAAATTTTTTTATAGCTGTTTATAGTCCAATCGTTGTCATGAGGTAAATGGGTCCATAAATTCCATGTATCATTCAATTTATGAAATTCATCTGCCATCATATATTATTACTATTGTATAATTTTTTAAATTGTTTTTTAAGTTATTTTTTATTCATATTCTTTTATATCTTCATATTCCAATTCATCACTTTCTTCTGGTTTTTCTTTATTATATTCAGGTTTCACTTCATTTTTATATTCCAAAACATATTCTTCAACCTTTTCTTCTTTCTCTTCTTGTTCAACATTTTCTTCTTCTTCTTTCTTTTCTTCTTCTTCAACCTTTTCTTCTTGTTCAACCTTTTCTTCTTCATCCATATAATTGAGTATATTCAATAAACAATCAAAAGGCACTTTTCCAAATATTGGTCTTATTTCATAATCATCTATTCTCAAAATAATTTCATCTTTTTCTGATAAAAAAACACTTTGAACATTGTTATCAAAAATACTTAATTTATATTCAACAGAACTGTGATCTTTGTATACACCGTGTTGTTTTTTAAGTAAATAGCATAATACATATTTATTTATTCTATTATTTTCTATAAAATAATTTTCTTTTTCAGAATACAATTTAATGGTATATATATCATTTTCTCCAAAAATAATATCAACATTAATAAATTTATAATTACATAAATTATAGCTGAATTTGTCTATATTATTAAAATGCAGTATCCTATTTACATTATCATTATAAATTACGAAATCATAATTTATCTCATTCAAATATTGGTAATTAACCGGTTTTATTGTGTTTTTAACTTCTGAATTAATAATTATTTCAATCTTACTATTATTTACTACATTTTTTTCTGAAAATAATTTCTTAAATAAAATTTGGAATTTACTCACATAATAAATACAAGAATAAATAATACTATCATTATTCTTAATTAAATAATTTAAAATATAACAACCAACTAATACTTTTGGTATGTTCACAAGATAGTAATTCATTTTTAAATAATATTTCAAAATATTATTTAAATCCTTTTCGTTAACTATTTTATTTATTCTTTTGTAAAAAAGGCAATTTTATTTTTTAAATATCCTACTATTTTTCCGGGATTTCCATCTTCATCTACACTGTATATATCTCCATTAGTTTCTGTTTCATCATTTGTAAAATATGTTTTATCTCCAATAGAAATTTCATAAACATCTTCCTCTTCATCTTCTTCTTCGTTTTCGGTTTCTACATCTTCTTCTACAACACCTTCTTCTTTTTCTTCTTCTTCCTTTTCTTCTACAACACCTTCTTCATCATCTTCTTGTTCCTCTTCTTCTTGTTCCTCTTTCTCTTCTTCTTCCTCTTCTCTCTCTTCTTCCTCTTCTACAACACCTTCTTCTAAAACATCTTCTTGTTCTTCTAAAGCACCGTCTTCTACAACACCTTCTTGTTCTTCTTCTTCCTCTTCTTCTACAACACATTCTTCTACAACACCTTCTTGTTCTTCTAAAACACCTTCTTCTACATCTTCACTTTTTTCTTCTATATCTAAAACAACATTTTCTTCTTCATCAATTTCATCTTCTATAACAACAACTTCTTTTTTTGATTTCTTTTCCATAATTATATATTCAACATCTTCTACAACAACTTCTTTTTCAGTTGGTTCCTTTTTTACGCTTATATATTCTTCAGTTGGTTCCTTTTTTACGGATATATATTCACTATTTTCTTCTTTTAGTAAATCAATAACATCATCATTATTACAATTATAATACTCTTTTGTAACCCTTACTTGTTCTTGTAAGTATTCCATTTCTTTCTTACATCTCTCTATTTCATTGTTCAAATTAGAAATAGTATGATTTAATAGAACTTTATTTAATCCTTTTTTAATAATAGCATTAACATCATTCAATAATGGTTGAATATCTATTTTTGTTTTGTTATCCATAGTCTAATGAAATATATTAACATTCGTTTAATATATTTTTAAAATATTTTATATTTATTTATGGACATCAATGAAAAAATCGATATTATTGTAAGACAAACAGATTATACAGAAGAATTTGCAAGAGAGAAATTAAATCACCACAACATGGACCATATATTAGTAATTAAAGAATTTTTCGGAATAGTAGGAAAAAAAGAAAAATGTGGTTCCTCAGTTCAACAAGAAATATACAAGCAAATAAGATTAAGACTAGACGATTCAATTAATAAATATAATGAAGACCAATATAAAAAAATAGAAACAAGCCTTACGAAATCCCAAAATTCTCATTCATAATATTATTTTTTGTCTGAACACTCTTCTTCTGTAGCTTCTTTTTAACCTGATAATTATTTGAAGGAATAATTTTATTATTAATGATAAAATCGTCATTATCTTCGTGAAACTCGGGTAATATTCGTGTCAAAGGTTTATCAACTATTAAGAATAATCTCTCACTTCTTAATAAAGCCCTATACTCTTGAATTGATAAATTACCATAGAACCTTTCCAACATATAATGAGGGTTAGGTGCTGGTTTTATATTTTTCTTATACTCATAAATCTTGGAATAGATAGAATTCAATAGATGATATCTTTCGAATTTAATAGAACTATCAATATTCTCATTCATTAAGTGAGAGACAGCACATTCTGGGCTACAAAAGCATCCATATACATGGTAGGAATCTTTGATGAAATGTTTTGGAATATAAATAGGTGGATTATCAAAATCATAGGAACACCAAAAACACGCCGATTTTTTATCCGAAATATTATTCAAATGCAAATTATGTTCAAGAATCTTCAATTTGCGCCATATATCACTCATTTCAACATTGTTATTATTACACTCACTTGTGGTGGAAGCATCATTATTGTTGATATCTTGATTGATATATAATTTAATATTCTGGTTATTTATCAATTCATAATTCAAATTATTCTTTATTATATCATCGTAATTATAAGGGTCAATATTATTCTCAACTAATTCTGAGTTAGTATTCAAATCCTTCAATGAACATTTCAGATGCATAATGACATTTGGTCTACTATCCTTCGTCGTTTTTATTTGTGACTCGTATTGTTGAACGATTTTCCCTCCCTTTGGTTTTCTTCCTCTTTTTTTACAAACCTTTTTTTCTTCCGTTGTATCTTCTACATCATTGTTATTTTCACCATCTTCATTTACCACAATTATTTCTTCCACTTCAACAACATTTTTCGGTCTTCTTCCTCTTTTTGGTTTAATTGTATTATTAATTTCTTCAGATATCATTATTTAATAATAATATAAAATTGGTTTAAATTGTTTTCTTTTATTGTTTGAGAATAATAAAAGAAAATGAGTATTCAATCATTTGGTAATTCACATCAGGATATATTTGTTTTAAGTATGCTAAACTATAAAACAAATGGTTATTTTCTGGAAATCGGTTCGCACGATCCAATGATAAATAACAATACTTATTTATTAGAAAATAGGTTCAATTGGAAGGGGTTAATGATTGATTACCTTCCAACATTTGAAGAAAGATATAAAGAATTAAGACCAAACTCAATATATGAAATAAAGGATGCAAGGATTGTAGATTATAAGAAAATTTTTGAAGAAAATAATTTTCCATTGAATATGGATTATTTACAAATAGACTTAGACGCGGACAATGGATCAACTATTGAAACACTTTTTGTATTGAAAGAAAATATTCTAAATAAATACAAATTTGCAACAATTACATTTGAACACGATATTTACAGAGGAAATTTTTATAATACAAGAGAAATTTCCAGAAAAATATTTTTAGACAAAGGTTATATACTTTTATTTCCAGATGTTAAAATATTCGGTGAAGGATTTGATAATCCATATGAAGACTGGTATGTTCATCCAGATTTAATATCAACTGAAATTATAAATAAATTTAAAACAGATAAATCATTATTAGACACCGATATTATTAACATTATAACAAAATAAAATTTAAATAGTATATTAATTAATATCTAAAATGAATATACTGTTTATTAGTAATACCTCATCTAGATGTGGTGTAAATCAGTATGGAAAAAGATTATTTGAAATACTTTCTAAAATGGAAGACATATCATTTGTTTATTTTGAAGTAAATGAATATAAAGATTATTTAAATGTCATCAAAAATAATTATTATGATGCAATACTTTATAATTATCACAATGGTCCAATGAGGTGGTTGAATAAGGATAATATTCAAAAGAAAACGAAAAATATAGGACTTCAACACGACTCACCTCCAGACCCATATGAAAATGTGTTATTTGATATAGTTTTAAGGTTAGATGTTACTTTAATAGAAGATATAAATAAATACAATATTACAAGACCTATTTATGAAAATGTAAATGAATTAATAGAAAAATGTTATTTAAGTGATAATATAAAAGAATTCATTGAATATAAAGAAGATAATGTTCCTATTTTTGGTTCATTTGGTTTTGCAGGTTATATAAAAAACTACGAAAAAATTGTCGAAATAATAAATCAACAGTATGACAGAGCTATAATTAAAATAATTATGCCAAAATTAGAAGCTATAAGTGATGAAGTATTAACTGACATAAATATCGGTTGCAATTATAAAAATGTAAAACCAGGTATAAAACTAATGATTACTTCTGAATTTATAGATAATTATGCTTTATTAAAATTTCTGGGTTCTAACACTTTAAATATTTTTTTATATGATAAAGTGCCTTATGCTGGATTATCCAGTGTGATAGATTATGCTTTATCTGTAAATAGACCAATCGCAGTAAGTGACAGTAATATGTATAGGCATATTTACTCAGATGATATATGTATATATAAAAGAAGTGTAGATTATATTATTAATAATTCCAAAGAATATTTGGATTATTATAGAAAGTTACATAGTAATGAAAATTTGAGAGAGAAAATAAAAAATATTATAATTCATTTATAAGCGAATTAGGAATTAGTTAAATAATATACTGTTTTTTGATTATACAATATATGAAAAGAGTAGCAATATTATTCCCAGGAAAGATGAGGAGTAATTCATTGAACCCATTTTATAAGGACGACGATATTATTATTAATTCAATTAAAAAATATTTATTGAATAATTCATTTAAAAATAATTATGACTATGACATATACTTTTCAACGGATACGATAGATTTACTTTATGCTTTAAAAACTTTTGGAAATAACTTGAAAAATGTTCAATTAGTTGATTTAGATAATGTTCATTCAACAGAAAATGATTGGTATTTAAATGAAATCAAACACAAAATAAAAGGGTTTGAATATTACAAAGAAAAGTATTTGAAAATAGATTTTAAAAATGAAGATAAATGTCTATCTCATATAAATCAATATTACAGATTATATTGTGCGTATAATATGGCTAAGTGTTATGAAGAAGAAAATAATATTAAATATGATTATTTTATTAGAATTCGTCCAGATAGTCGGCTTATGCAAGATGTAAGTCTATTATTTGAAATAATGGAAACAACGAATAAATTATTTATAACTGAACACGAACAAATATATATTGTAAAACCAGAATTACAAGAAATATTCAAATTAATAGAATATTATGGTTATTTTACAATTACAGATGACGATTATTTGAAAATTCACGAAAAACTCATTTTTGATATTTATAGACCTCATTATAAATTAATATATTCTCCAAGATTTGGTTCTGAAATGCAGTTTTTTACATATTTAAATTATATTTTGAATAAGAATAATTATTGTGTCAACGATACTTTTATTGGAATACCATACCCTTGTTTCAATATTTTATATCGTGGAAATGGCAATTATGGATATATAGAAAGCCCGAACTTTATTAATTGGACCCCACTTGTATGTCTAAACGATGTTTTAAATAGAATAAAACTTGATATAAGAATTCATGTGTTTGCAAATGAAAGAACTATTAATGATTGGTATAATATTCATGACACTGTAATATTTAAGCATATTTTCAATGTAGGATATGATTTAGATATGAAAGTTGATGGAACCGAAATTAATGTTCCTCTTGAAGAAAATGATATTGTTATTTTCTGTTTTGATAATTATGATGATAATTATTTTTTAACAATAAAAAATAATATAAAGAACTTGAATTTACATACTTTCATTTATAATGAAAATATTGAAGATGTAAAGGTAAAAGAAAAATGTCTTGAAAATAATTATCTATATCTTGAAAAAAATAAAAAAAAAGTGATCAAAGAAATATTGAAGGAAATCCTCTGATATTAGTAGGAGTTGTATCAATGCCTGTTTTATTTATTTCGTTATCAATAATTACAACCGGTAAATTCGTATTGTTTTCGTATAAAATATTTTCTTTTTGCACCAATATAATCCCTGATTTTTCATATAATTCAATTACTAGATCAACGATTTTACGACTTTTATAGTCACAAATTAAATAATTATTCCCTTCATTTTTGGAAATAATTTTATAAATCATTTCAACTGCTTTTTCTGCTTGCATAATATTTCTATAAGAGTCCAAGTTTCCGACAATCAAAGGAGTTTTCAATACAGTTGCAGATAACCAATCCTTTATATGATTTGCAACTTTTGAAAACAAAAAGGCTTGTTTCTTAATTGGAGACTCAATAGTAAAAAATATTCCATTAGAAAATGGAAGATTATAAGTGTTTCTATAAAATTCCACCATAGAATGTCCCATTATTTTAGCAATGGAATAAGGATGTAAGTGGAACATATTATGGTCATTTTCTTTAACTTCGTAATCAATATGACCTTTATACATTTCAGAACTGGATGAATTGAATAATTTTGTTCTTAATTTATTTCTATGAATAATGTCGCATAAATTGGCAGTAATCATTCCGTTGGATTTCAATGCTTCTATTGGATTATTAAATGCTTCTATAGAACTTGAAATGGATGCTAAATGAATTATTGCGTCTGGATTTATTGTTTTGATAATAAACTCTAAATAATTTGTATCATTCATATCAAAATAAAATTTCATCATATTTTTTTCGTAAGTTCCAATTCTTCCAATTCCATAAAAATTATAATCTTGAATAAAACTGGTGTTACTTTTTACATAATGAGCAATCATTCCGTCGCATCCAGTAATTAATAATTTCGGTTTTGAACCGACAATTTCAAACCTAGGAAATGGAAATATGAATTGTCCCCCACCATTGAGGAAATCCATTTCTCTCTTCAATATCTCTTCTTTGAAGTGATAAGGAAGACAAAGTAAATAATCAGGTGGGTTCAATCTCATAGTTTCCTCGCTTATGATTTCTATGCCGGTAGATGTCATTTTTCCAACTTTATCGTGATTTCTCTCAACTGCATATTTACATAATTTTTCTCCAATATTTGCATATTGTAATAAACAATTGCCCTTGGTAGATGCGCCATAAATATAAACGCTTTTTCCATTCTTATTTACATTTTTAATAAAATTAGTTAGATATCTAATTTCCGCATTACAATTATCGATAAATTTTGTATAAGTATTTGGATTTATTATATCAAACTCAATTTCTTCATTCAATATTTGCGCAATTAATTCCGTTTGTTCATTATAAAGTGAACAGTGTTTTTTAGCGAAATATATTCGGAAACTTCCGCCATTACATTCATTGAATTGAACATCAATAATTTTGAAACCTACCATATCAGAAATTTTTTTAATCTGGGTAAGAGAATAATATTCTAAATGTTCGTGGCATATGGTATCAATGCTATTTATTTTCAACATTGTTAATAAATAACTTTGCTCACAAGTCCAAATACCATCGTCTTCCAGTATATTATAAATATCTTTTGCAAATTGAACTGGGTTATGTAAATCATAGAAGACAGATATAGAAGTAACTATTTTGCATTTTACATCGCTGTATTTACTAGTAAAATTTTCATAAGTAAAATAAGTTGGTAATAATTCAACATCCCCATAGTATTGAGAGAATTGAGAACCAGTTGGGTCAACACCGATCCTTCTATATTTATTTGAATAATATTGTAGCATGGTTGAATCATTACTGCCAATATCGACGATAACATCACCTTCTTGTAAATTATGCACCTTTTCCAATATTTCATAATGATACATCTTCAAATGATTTTTCATTGTATTACTTATTCCAGAACGATAACCATATTCGTGTTCATATAATTCATTTGAATTGGTCGTTTGTCTTAATTGAACTAAACCGCAATCTTTACATATGCATAATGTAATGTTCGTTTTTGGAGTTGAAAAGTCTCCATATTTGGGAAATCTAGAAGTAATATATTGTTGACCTAAGTAAATTACATCGTGCAATAATTCGCTATTACATATACGACAATTTAAACAATAATTCATCATTATTTTTTAAATTGTTATTCTTTTAATATATATTTTTTATTATATAAATATGTTAATTCCTGTATTTCACCGATTTTATATTGTTTAATGTCGTCATGTTTAATATTTATAAGTAATTCAAATAATAATGTATATCTCTCACTAATCATAATAGAAGCAATATAATAACCATTGTCTTTAATTAAAGAAGTTGGATAGATGATATGAAATGGTCTATCAGGCACGCTCAATGTATTTGTGTCGCATATTATAGTTGTATCTTTTATCTTTTTCAGATTAAAACTATTGTTTTCGTCATTAAACATCAATGGTTTAGATAAATAAACTATTTTCCATTTTGAATTTGAAGTATCCAATAATACAAGTTGAGTATTATAATAGTCATTAAAAGTGCAATGACACAAACCAATATAATAATTATTATTGAAATTAACAAAATTACTTCCTCCTCTCAAATACATTTTGCTTGTATCCATTGGTAATTTTACATTATTTTGAGTGAATACAACATCGCATATACCTTCTTCATTGAAATCATAATACAGAATAATTAATGGGTCATAATTGTATATCAAATACAATTGATTATTTTTTTCAAAAGGAGACCAATTTTTTTCTAGTTTGTTCAATGTAAAATTTTCTATTCTCAAAAACCGAGGGTTCCAATGATTGAATGAAGATATAGCTAAACATCTATTTTGATTTTGATATGGTGATATACAATTGAAAATTACATAAATTTCTGAATTGAATTCAAACAAGCGTGGGTCTTCTGCTTCTATATTAAATCCTTCTTCTCTATAACTTTCAGTATTATCTATTTTGAAGTATAATCCATTTCTTCCATTTTTACATACTCTCTCGCAAGTATAATGAATACCGTTCAAATAAGCGATAGATTTAAAAAATGAATTATCGATGTCACGATAATTGTGTGTAATATCTTCTATAAATGTAGTATATATATTATTTGAATGCATATTTGAAATATTAATTAATTCTTATGTTAATTTACATAAAAACTTATTATTTATAATAAATAATGATGGAAATAAATAATTTGTGTATCCCATTGGTTGAAAAATGGAGACCTACCAAGTTCGAAGAAATAGTATTAGATCCTTTGAATAAAAAAATATTGGAAAACATTATAAATACTGCTTATTTTCCTAATCTTCTTTTATATGGACCACCAGGAACAGGTAAAACAACAACGATAATAAATTTAATAAATACATATCAAGAGAGACATTATAATAAAACGAAATGCACGCTTATACATTTGAACGCGAGTGATGATAGAGGAATAGATATAATTCGTAATCAAATAAATCAATTTGTAAATTCAAAATCACTTTTTAATGAAGGAATGAAATTCGTTATATTAGATGAGGTAGATTATATGACAAAAAATGCACAACAAGCATTGAGATACTTATTGCAGAATAATACGAGAAATGTTAGATTTTGTTTAATTTGTAATTACATAAGTCGTATTGATGAAGGATTAAAAAATGAATTTTTGAGATTGAGGTTTAATCAATTACCAGAACAAGATATTATATTATTTTTGACAAAAATAATAGAAAAAGAGGATTTTAATATTGACTATAGGTCAATAGAAAAGATACAACAGTTATATAAATCGGACATTAGAAGTATGATAAATTTTATACAAGCGAACCAAATAAATTTGAATATAATAGATAATAATATTTTGGAAGATTTATACAATAATTTTATAAATAAAGAAAGCTTGAAAAAACTGACAAGTGAAATTCAATATATAAGTATAAACTATAACATAGATAAAAAAAATATCATCAAGATTTTTTTGAATTATATAATAAAACATAAGATGGACAATTTACCAAAACAATTTCTTGTTATTGCAGAAAATATTATGCATAATCAAGAATGTAAAGACTTATATTATATAAATTATGCAGTCTCACAATTGCAGGTGTTATTAGTGCAATAAACACTCATTCTTTGTTGTAATTTATTCATAAAATCATTTGGTGGAGAATTAATTGTAGGGTCGAACAATTTTTTATTCAAACTATAATTATTGCTAAATGGGGTGGTGTTGTCTATGTTCATTTTAATTGAGTACAAACTATTATTATTTTTTTTAATGTTGTTTTTTATCATCTTTATATATTATAATAAAAAAAATAATTGAAATATATTTAACTTAAAGAATATAAAGTAATAACAATATTATAATATAAAGAAAACAGTGATTAACAAAAATGAATTTATCAGTCGATGAAGAATGGTCCAATTATATGATGCCAAAGTATAATGAAATATCTTCAGATGATGAGGATGAAGTCGAAAATATTAAAATTGAAGAAACCGAAAAAATAGAAGACAAAGATATTCCAATATCGTCTGATATTTATATTTCAACTAAATCTAAAATAGCATATTTGAACCAAGTGATTGATTTGAAGAAGTTATTTTGGGGTGTAAAAGTGTTGGATTACTCATTTCCAATTAATGGTGTTGTTAAAAAACAGATGAAATTTAATTCTACTATGAGAGAAGAATTAAATATTATTAATGAAAATTTAAAAAATGAAGACAAATATTATGAAGAACATATAATAACTAGCATAGACAATCCGAATGGTAGAATAAAATTCAAAGATATTCGGAAGATAAGTATAGGCATTTCAAAAAAGGATATTTTATCATATCGTTGTAAAAGGAAGAGTGCATTTTATAATTGTTTTGTAATGATTTTAAGAATAAAGATAAAGGACTTATTTCGTGAATTTCATATAAAAGTGTTCAATACAGGAAAAATGGAAATACCTGGAGTTCAAAATGATGAAGTATATGAAACTGTTTTAGAAAATATATTGAATATATTACAACCGTTCGTTGAAACAAAGTTAGATTATTTACAAAAGAGTGATACTATTTTAATAAATTCTAATTTCAATTGCGGGTTTTACATAAATCGCGAGGTTTTGTTTGATTTATTGAAGTTCAAATACAATATACAATGTATTTATGACCCGTGTTCATACCCAGGAATTCAATGTAAATTCTATTACAACAAAGATTTAATAGTGCAAACTGGTTCTCAAATTCCAGAAGAAGATAAGTTGAAGTATAAAAATATTGTTGAGGTTTCATTCATGATTTTTAGAACAGGTAGTATTCTTATTGTCGGAATGTGTGAGGATCATGTGTTGTATTATATTTATGAATATTTGAAAAAGATGTTACATACAGAATTTAATCAAATAAATCAGAAGATAATAACAAGTGATATGCATAAAAGTAAAGAAAAGAACAAGAAAGTAAGGAAAAAGAATATAATTGTTAACATTGTCCCTTAAGAAATGAATGTATCAAACTGATGTATTTATCGTTGTTAATATCTTTGTCAACATTTTCTAAAAAGTCATTAAAAGCATTTAATGTTTTATGAAATTTATTATTATTAATTTTGTTCAATATCTTTTTAATAATTTCAATATATTTTTTTTCAAAATTGTTATTTATTAAAAAAAATAGGATATTTTTAATTATTTTGGTGTTCATATTTAAAATATCTATTTTATCATTATCTTTTTCTTTATCTTTTTCTTCTTCATCTTTCACTTCTTTTTCTTTATCTGTTGCTTCTTTAAATTCTTTTTCTTTATCTTTTGCTTCTTTAAATTCTTTTTCTTTATCTTTTGCTTCTTTAAATTCTTTTTCTTTATCTTTTGCTTCTTTAAATTCTTTTTCTTTATCTTTTTCTTCTTTAAATTCTTTTTCTTTATCTTTTGCTTCTTTAAATTCTTTTTCTTTATCTTTTGCTTCTTTAAATTCTTTATTAATTTCATATATAGTTTTTTTATATACGAAAAGTGATGCATCTCTAGAGTTTAGATTGAGAAATAAATTATCTTCATCTGTTATTTGACTGATGAATTCAACATAATAATAAAATGATTTTTGTCCGTGGTATAACGCCACATCTATATTTCTTGTATAATACAAGATAATATTGAAGACATGTGTTATTGTTGTTAATCCTCTTATTATTACGAACTTGTTATTTATATTAATAAAATTCAAATATTCTATGATTAATAAGTTGTATTTTCGTAATAAACAAATTGTTGTTGTATTCAAATTACTTTTATAATTATCCGAATTGTTTAATGAATATAACAAATTTTGAGTTTTATTATCATTCATAATTAATTTATTTATATAACTATTTAAAGATAATTATAATTTTTTATAATATAGTAATGTCTGATAAAAATGCACAACCTACGCAAAATTATACTTTACCAACCGATATTACTTTAAGACACGCTTCCAAATTGGCTGTTGTAGAGGATAAACCTATTATGTTGGATTACTGGTCTGCATCGTTAGATAAAAAAGCGCTTATTGGTATCAAAGAATCTGGAGAAAAACTACTTGTTAAAACTGAAGATGAATATACATCTCCTATCTCTAAATTTTACAAAAGTGGAAATGAGTTTATTATTATTACAGAGAATTCAATTTATTTGGTTTCTTCTGAAATTCCGAATAGAAGAATTAGTTAAACACGGTTGCTTGGAAAAATATTTCCTGATATACAATTATCTCCAATACCTATGTTACACAATGCTAACATACCTGCTTTTTTTATGTATTGTATAGAACTATATGCATCATCCGGTTTATATAGTTTATTGTTATCTGTTTGGTTTTTATTAATATTTACTTTTTTCAGTTGTTGGTCTTGTTGTTTATCTTTGTGTTTATCTTCTAAATTCAGTTTTGTAAATGTAAATGTCTTTTTTATATCATTAACAAAATGAAGTGCCAAATATTCAACAATTTCTGTAATCGAACCAATAATTTTCTTTAATTCATCCTTTCCAATTGCTAAAAACACGAAAATGTTTATTCCGAAAAATGCTAAAACTATAATTAACAACACTAATAATTTAGATACAATAATACTCATTGCTTTGAATATTGAATAATCAGGGATTGCAGTGTTTATGCTACTCATTATATTATATTAAAAATAAATATATTAAATATAATATAATGATTAATTAATATATTTATGACAGTCGTAAATTTTTACGAATTATTAGAAGATAATATTGACTATAAAATAAATGATATTAAATATGCTATAAGAAATAATGAACCAATAGAAGATAAATTAAATGTGATAGTTTCAATATCAAATCCGTGCTCATATTTGAAAAGATATAAGCTATTCAAAGAATTTATTAGAAGATTTGATGAAGAAGAAGAAAATGTAAATATCTATGTCGTTGAATTGATTTACAATGGACAAGAATTTGTTGTAACAGATAGTAATAATAAAAATCATTTACAATTGAAAACAGAAACCCCTTTATGGCATAAAGAAAATATGATAAACTTAGGCGTCAAATATTTATTGCCTAAAGATTATAAAGCGTTTGCATGGATAGATACAGACATTGAGTTTGAAAATAATTATTGGGCACTAGATACTCTAAAAATACTAAATGGAACAAAGGATGTAGTTCAATTGTTCAGCCATTGTGTGGATATGAATAACGATTATACAAATCTGAACTTGTTTAACGGTTTTGGGTATTCGTTCAATAAAAAGAAAAAATATAATAACAAAAATAGTGATTATTGGCATCCAGGATATGCATGGGCAATTACACGAAAAGCTTATGAAAAAATCGGAGGAATATATGAAGTTGGTGTTTTAGGTTCAGGTGATAATATTATGGCGTTATCTTTTATAAATAAAACAGAATACAATATAAATCAAAAATATAATGTAGATTACAAGAACAGTATTATTGAATATCAGAAAAAGGCAAAATATTTAAGGCTAGGATATACTCCGGGAGTTATAAGACATCATTATCACGGTTCAAAGAAGAACCGGAAATATATGGAAAGATGTCAACTCTTAATTAAATATAATTTTTCACCTAAACAACATTTGACATATGATGAAAAAGGTATAATGATACCATCTGAAAAGTTCAATAATGAGTTTAAAGAAGATATTATGAAATATTTCAGAGAGAGAAAAGAAGACGATTAAAGACTATTGAAAGTGAGTAAATACAAGAATTGGTTTAAATCCGCAAGTATTTCATCACGGATAGTAAAAAGGTCGGAATTAGTCATTTGTTTCATGAATTTATTATTATTCAAACCTACAAAATAGCTTTTGTAATAATTTATTTCTCTCTTTATATCTTCGGTTGTTTCAATGTTACGAATAGGAATTGAATTAACTTTAAAAAGATTAATTCTGTTGCCAATTTTACCCAATAAAACTTCGATGAACCGATCAATATTATCATTCAACTTTCCATATAACTCATCTGTAGCTTTATGGGTTGCATATATTTTTGTTTTCCAATGATACAATTTAATATTGTTTAATAAACTCAATAACTTAATTACTATTTCTTTTTCAAAGTTTTGATTAACTAATCTGTTTTTAATAGTTCTTTTTTTAAATCCTATTGTCCTTTGTTTTCCTGTCCTTTTTATATTCATATATATATTGTTATTTTATTTTTTCTAAACCCTAGGAATAAATGTATCATTGAAACTATTCATCTTTTCCAATTTTTCAATTGTTTTATCTAAATTACTTTTATTAATATTTTCAAAAAGATAATCAGTATTTGGAGAAACTTCATTTTTCTTAATTTGTTTATAAATATTGTCAATTTTATCAACAATTAATTTTATTTCATCCTTGTTTTTAACTATTTCTTCATCGAGAGAAATATTCTCAGTTAACAAAGAAATCACAAAATACATTATAAATTTTCTTTTTCTTGGGGTGGAATTATTATACTTCAGCACAAACAAATTCAATAAACTATTTATCACTTTTTGAACGAAAGAACAATGATTTTTACTTTCATTTAATATAGCATTCCATATTATCCAAACAATATCCATTTGATTTTTGCTTTCAACCGGAATTATAACTCTTCTCTCGCATTTACATTTTTCCTTTTTTATTTTACAAATATTTTCAAACTCTAATATCCATTCCATCCAATAACATGCATTTATAGTATTCTTACAATCTTTGGATATACAATATGCGAATTCATTAATAGAAATAAATAATTCTTTAGGATCTTCATCCTTAATAATTGAACTTCCATAATTGATATTAGGAGCCTTTAGCTTCTCAGACAATTGTGTAATATTGAAATCTTCTTTTTTAATCTTAATCTCTATCAAATTGTGTTTTCTCTTAGCATTACACATAACATAAATAATTTCACAAAACATACGACGAATGATATTATTATTTCTCATTTTAATTTCATTATTCAAATAACCATTGCTGATTATTTCTTTGAACTTCTGTATTCTTAAATCTAAATATATTGCTAGTTTAGGATTTCCAGAATGTATACATTTAGTATAAAATAATAATATAATGTCCCACAAGTCCTCATAATGACCCGAACATATGAACTCAGCAGACCAATAACAACACTGTTCTATTTTTGATTTGTTTAGACTATCGATAAGTTCTTTTTTAACATCTGTTTTTTTAAAACCAGAAAATGTAATTCCTTTGAAGTCACTCTGTTTCCTAATATCATTTATTTCAGTATCTGTATTCATTATATAACTAATATAAAACAAAAAAAACCAAAAAAAATCCTAACAATATACATAATGCAACTTAAGAATTTATTTAGTCCCTTTAAATCACTTTTTAATATATATAAAGTTCTCTCTGTTTGGGGAAAATTATTATTACTTATCACAGTAATTTTAATAATAATTGTAGCTTATAAAAGGGATAAAGGTAATAAGCGTCACGAAGGATTTGAAAATAGCCAAACATTCGCTTTTGATACTGGTGAAGGAATTTATGATGATTTTTATGTAAGTATTTACGATTACTTATTCTTCAATACATTGAGCGATGATTATCAAGTTGGTGAAATTATAAATTCAACATATCCAAATGATTCCAGTGTTATTTTAGATGTCGGTTGTCGCACAGGAAGAATTGTAAATGAATTTGGCAATAAAAAATATAATATATTTGGGATAGACCACTCAGCACAAATGATTAATAAAGCAGAAGAATTGTATCCTCAATACAAGTTCTTCCTTGCTGATACATTGAAAACAACAATGTTTTATCCAAATTCTTTTACACATATTCTTTGTTTACACTATACAATTTATTATGTTAAAGATAAGAATTTATTCTTTTCAAATTGTTTCCGTTGGTTGAGACCAAATTGTTATCTAATAATAAATCTGGTAGATAGGGAAAACTTCAATCCCGTTTTTAGTAAAAATAAAAATCAAGTAAGCAAAAGAAAACACCTTAAATTTGATAACTTCGATTATGAATCTAATTTTATATTGGATAAAGATAATGATATGGCTACATTTTTAGAAAAAATAAAATTGAAAAATTCTCATAAGGTAAAAAGGAATAAACATATTATGTATATTCCAAATGACATCACAATATTACAAATAGCAAAAGATGAGGGGTTTCTAATTGATAAAAAAATAGATTTAATGAATAGTGGTTATAATAATAATTATTTGTATGTTTTGAAAAAAGCCTAAAGATCCTACAATCCTATCTTGTATATTTCTTCATACTTGAGAAAGAATCTACAATAAAAATTATGAAAACTCCTAAAAACGAATAAAGGATTACTTCTTCTGTTACATTACTTGTCCGTTCATCTTGATTTTCTTCTAAAAGGTGTATCATGTAGTTCAGTTTCTCTATTAAAAGGTCATTATCGTTGTTATTACGAGTATTTTTATAATTATGATTCGCATTTTTATACATTGTTTCATAATCTGGGATAAATCTTTTGTATTGAGGGTTTACGGTTTTTAAATGATCTAAATTATTATTATCAGGATATATTGTTGAATATTTTTCTATACTGGAATTTGTTGAATGATTTGTTGATTTATTTGTATTTTTATCATTACTATTGTATCTATTCTCTTTGTGCTTCTCTTTTTCCTTCTCTATAGAATTTTCAACTCCAGAAGAAATAGGCGGTGGTAACAGTGGCTGGAAGTTCATGTAGTTATTTTCCTCATCCGCTTCTGGCAAATTTCGTATGTTTTGCAAAACATTAAGCACTTTATTACTCTCTGTATTATTTATTTTTTGTGGCAGATTGTTCTTTGTTTTATTATTACTATTATCTTCGTCATTAAATGGTGCAGCATACATTGCTAAAGACATTCTTAATAAAAAATAAGATAATAATTTACAAAACAAATTTATTTTCATGTTAAGGAAACATTCTAAAACAGTAAATATAAATAAGTAATTTCTATCAATATAATATGGTAAAAAAAAATAAAAAAAAAGTTCAAATCCCATCTACAACATCGACAACATCAATAATACCTCCATCAGAACAACTTATACCACCTATACCAACTATAGAACCTATACCAATGCAAGTTCCATTTAATTCAGCACCATATATGGAGGAAGAACCGTTACAGATACAAAGTGTAAGTTTTTTTGAAAATCCATTATACTTTTTACATGATCATATAACTTATTTGAACAATAGTAAATTTTTTGCAGGAGTTATAATGTTATTACTGAATCTTGGCTCAAAAGTTGTTTCTGTTGAATTCAGTCGGTCAACAGAAGAATATTTGAAATATACATTAAGTAAGCAAATATTAGTTTTTGCTATGGGATGGATGGCAAGCAGAGATATATACACTGCACTATCATTAACGGCTATATTTATCGTGCTATCTGAATACTTGTTTAATGAAGAAAGTTCGGTTTGTATTGTTCCTCATAAACATAGAGTATTGCATAAATTAATTGATGAGAACAATGACGGCGTTATAAGTCAAGGTGAGTTTAATAATGCAATTTCAATTTTATTGAAAGCAAAATATGATACTGATAATAATAATAATAATAATAATAATAATAATAATAATAATAATAATAATAATAATAATAATAATAATAATAATAAAAAAAATAATAAAAATAATAATAGTAATAAAGAAAAATACAAAAAAAAGGATAATTCAACATCTAGCACTATTAAATTAAACGATTTCTTGAATAATAGATATTCTTAATAACCTTTTTAATGAGTATGAACATAAGAAGTATTCCTGCTGTTATAATCGGGAAATTAAAGGGAAATTATAACCAAAAATACAATGACAAAGAAACTGTTTATTTCAATGAACAACTTGAAAATTTATATTATTTATTGAATAATACACAAGATGATTTAATTACGGATACTTATGAAGGGATTTGTTCATTTATTGATTCCTATAAAGGTATAATAAATTTGGTTAGTAAATTATTTCATTTGAAAACAAAACGAATGGGAAGAGAAGAAAAATACATTCCTAGTCGTGAAAGAATAATATATTTCATTCACGATTTATTGATAAATGAGTATCCAGATTTTACTCATACTAACGAATTGACGAGAGAACAAGTCATTGATTATGTAAATAACGATATAGACCCATTGTTAGATATTAGCCACATTCTTTAAGTTATTCAATAAATTATATTAGCTTGATAAACATCGCCGTTTGTAGAATATGAATATGCTTCAACATTATCCAATATATACTTTTTATTTTCATTTTTATCTTTATGAATATCATTTATTTTCTGTAAAATATCATAAAATTCTGCATTAAAGAAAACAATTTTCCCTTTTAAAACATTTCCATTTTTTGTTATATATCCATCTTCCATTATAAAATTATTAGTGATTTCTTTGATAAGTTCAACATTAGTAAATTTGTCATAGAAAAAGAATATTTGCATACATAACAAAAAGAAAAAATAACTCAATTATAAACATTTTTATACATTTTTAATGCCTTTTCTTTTTGTTCTTCATAATTACAAATCGGTTTATTATATTTAATACTTTTATAATTACCATATGTTTCATTCCAATTGTGAATATCTTCATTCGGAATATCTCTCAGTTCAGGTATCCATTCTTTTATATATTCACAATTATTATCTAATTCTTTCTGTTGCGACCAAGGATTGAATATGCGAAAATAAGGTTGCGAATCAATTGCAGTTGAAGCAATCCATTGCCAATTCAAATTATTATTTGCGGGATCATAATCTACCAATTTATTGGCGAAATACTTCTCTCCATTCCTCCAATCTATAAGAAGTGTTTTAACAAGAAAAGAAGCAACTATTAACCTTGAACGATTATGCATATATCCTGTCGTATTCATTTGTCTCATTCCTGCATCCACAATCGGAAATCCTGTTTTACCATTCTTCCAAGAATTGAAGTATTCTGAATTATAATGCCATTTGATTTTATTATACTCTTTTTTCATTGGATGTCCTAAAACATAAGGATAATTAAACAATATATTCGCATAGAAGTCTCGCCAAATTAATTGTCTTATTAAGTCGTGGTTTCCCTTGAAGGATTTATAAACTTCTCTAATAGATACACAACCGAATTTAATATATGCCGAGAGAAGAGTTGTATCTTTAGAAACTATGTTATGTGTTTTCGAATAATTCTTTTGCGTTTTCATAGCCACCTTAATACATTTGATTGCGTTTTCTCTCCCACCTTCAACATTAATATCTTCATTGTATTTATTATTCAGGATTTTGTAGATAGAGATTTCATTTGGAAGATGTATACCTGTTTTCTTAAACCCCATTTTTCTTGGTTTAGAAGGTAAATCAATATGTTTTTTCACCGCAACATTATAATAAGGCGTAAATTTCTTGTAAGGTTCTCCTGAAGAATTGAATATAGTTCCAACTGGATTCAAATAATAATCTTGATAACTTTCCATTTCCACTTTATTCTTTTCACATAGTTCTTTTATTTCTCTATCTCTCTCTATCGCATAAGGAGTAATATCCATATTGAAAGAAACATAATCTATATCCAATAAACGGATTAGTTGAGAGATAACCTTATTATTATTTCCATAAAAAGTGTATAATTTGCCATTATTTTTACTTATTTCTTTTGATAAATCTTCTAAACTTTCAATCATAAATTGTATAGCATTGTTAGACTTGTATTGATTTGAATTAGAAACTTGTTCTGGAGTAAAGATGAAAACAGTAAATATGTTTTTACATTTAGATGTCGCAATGTTTAATGAAGTATTATCTACTATTCTTAAATCACGGCGAAAAATAAATAGTCCATTTTCAAAAGCCATATTTATATAAAAAATAATATAAAAAATAAATGATGAAGAATAATTATTGATGCTATTTATTTTCAAAAAATTAAATACAAAAGAAGATAATTTATTTATTCACAAAACTGTTGGTGTATTTTGTTTATGTAATTTCTTTTATCGTTATTATTTATTAATTCGTTATGGAGAGATGTTTTTAGATAATAGGTTCGGGTTATTCTCAATTTTGGTTCATGGAGTATTAAGTTATTCTTCTTTAATATTCAATATTCCTTCTGTAAGAAATCCACAAAAACCAATGATTTATCCTGAATTCCGATTACACTCGATTGCATTCGCTAGTCGTTCTATTTTATGTTGTTTCATTGAATATTATAGATTGCATTATTTTTTCAAAATGGCTGTCATATATTTGACTATGATTGTTGCGGATAAAATAACGGTTCACTTTAAAGATAAAGAAAAACAACTTAAAGAAAAATGGCCAGAAAAAAAGGAAGTAAAAAGTAATGGAACAACTATGTCAAACATGCCGTTCGACGACGGGATACCATTGAGCGACCAGAAAAACATTACTTTATTGAATAGTTCAATGCAATTATCGGCAACCATATTTATGCTGAGTAATATGGATATGTGTTTCTCTCCCTTATTCGCAATCCAGATTGCTTCTTTCTTAATGACATTAGTTCGTAAAAGTATAATTAGTGCAAGAATGTGGCATATTATATATTCATTATCTCTTTGGATAAATGTTATATTCTATTTAGTTCCAAAAACAACAGTAGATTTCATTTTTATTCAGGTCGCAATGTTTTATATTTACAAGAATATATATTTCAAGTATAAAGTGAATAAATATACGGCGTGGACCTCGTTATTCATTTTATATTTCTTCTATAACAATTATGTATCGTTCAACATAAGCTGTGGGTTGGAACTCTTTATCCGATATTATACGGTGTTTAATTATTTGAATGGAGTATTAGATATAACCCAAGCGCTCTTAAAATAAAGAAAAAAATACAATATTTACATTTTTTTGTTTTTTTTCTTTTTGTTTTTTCTTTTTTTACAATATTTACAAATTACTTCTATTCTTTTTTTTTCTGCCAATTACAAATAAATGTTTCAAATATATCTCCATTTTTACTATTTCTAATATTATCTTCTAATTCTGTTCCAAATCCGTTATTATCAAAAGCATTTACAATATCATCTATTTCAACATACTTCACACTTATTTTATCATTAATCTTATGCTTTTTTGATTTAATATTCAATAACTTTATTGCTCTTTTCGGACCGCCTCCAATAATAAATACTCTATTTATTGGTATTTTATATGTTCTACATATTGCGGAAGATATGTCATATACAGAAAGTAATCCGACACCTTTATACTTACTGCATACTTCATATATTTCACTAAATATTTCCTCAAATATCATATTTTCATAATGTTTTATATTTACTTCTTGTAAAACATTATGCAACACACTTTTCCAACGACAATGGTCGATTGCTTCTTGAAAGATATTTGTTGATTTCCCACAAGTTCTTGACATTTTTAATTTTCTTTTATTTTATCTTTTATTTTATCTTTTTTATATATTTTTGCTACTATTAATTTACAGCCATTTCATTTCAATATTTTTTATAAATAGTTTGATTATTATATATACTGAAAAAAGTTGTGCCAAACTCCTATCCCTAAATATTTCCTAAATATCCAAACTCAAAGTATTCTTATCCGACTTCTGTCTTCTCTTACTTCTCTTTGGCATATTTCCTTCGGACTGTAGTTCTTTAAGTTCAGTTATACTAATATAACTATCGTTGTTTTGTGGAGTTGTTTCTTGAATATTAATCGTCTTTGTCTTCAACCCAGATAGAATATCGGAGATATCAGTTGGCCCCTTCATTTCCGGTCTTCTTGAAGAACGATCAGATACAAATGCTTGACTACTATCATTCTCTCTAATATTAATACCGTCATCTATAGAATTAGGGTTATAAAATGGTCTTCCTACAGATTGTTTATTTGCTGAGAAAGAAGAAGCGGAAGAAGATGAAGAAGATGATGAAGAAAATGGCACAGAATTATTATTACCAGGACGATTTACGATTGGATCTTGATATTGAGTAGAAACCGGTGGTGGAGGAGGACCCTCTGAATTCATTACGCCATTCATAAACCCAGCAAATCCAGGGTTTGTTTGTCCCATTGTGTTGACAGCAGCAGTTTGGAATTGACGCATCAAGTCAGGATTTTGTCTCAATATATCATCTACCCCAGGCATAGAACTTTTAAACATAGTATTTGTCATATGAACCATCATTGCACTTCCTCCAAGTTGAAATAATAACTTAAGTTCAGGTGCGAGAGATGCTTTAGTCTTATATTTATCATAAAGTTCCCCAAAAACATCATCATAGTCATTCAAATTCTCGTTGATCTGGTCTCCCCAACCGTCTAACTTTACATCAAACGGATCGAATCGATTATTCAAGAATTCAATTCCGTTAATAATCGCCATGAGCATATTTCCTTGAAATTTCATTGAGTTTTGCTTGGATTTTTCTTCCATAATCATTTCATATTCACCCTGCATTTCTGCTAGAGGAGAATCCATAGAATACTTTTTGGTTAATGTAATTCCTTTGGTTTCTAATGTTTCCAATCGTCTTAAGTATTTAAACTTTTCTCTCAATAATTCTTCTTTACTAATTTGAGGTTGATGTGGAACATTTACATCAGGATTAACAGGAATATCATTGAATTTAGAATAACCATCCCAAGTTTTATTATTTCCGCTTGTTTCTGAACTGGCATTAGCATTCGCGCTGGCCGTTGCAGTTCCAATATTAATGTTATCATCAAACTTTACATTGGGTTTTTCATCGAAATTTATACTTTTATTAAATAAATTTGACTTAGATTCATAACTATTACTATTTTCTTCTGCTAATTCGTTCAACTCATTCTCCAAAAAATTCAAGTCTTCTATATCAATGCCATTTCCAGAACTTACAGACTTCTCTTTTTTCTTATCATTCATTAACAATTCTATTCCACCACCGAAATTACTAGAGGTATTTTTTTTTTTCAATGAGAAATCCCTGTTGTCGTCAAAATTATTGTTTAATGAAGAAATATCAATGATATCATTTTCGGACATACTTTATTATCATTTAGAACATTAAATTTAAGTATTAACGAATAAAATATATTATTATTATTTTGAAATGAACCAAATCCCTTGTAAAAAGCAATCTGCTAAATCATCCTTCTTTGAATGGTTTTTGAAATGCATTTCCCATTCGTTATAATTATGGGAATTAATTAGTTCAAGACATTTTTGTATACCTAGTTTCTTTCTCTCACTATATGTGATTTTTTCACTCTTTTCAGTATTTCCAATCTTCAGTTTATTGGAAGAACTTATGAATTCTATTTGTATATTGTTGTTTCTCATTATAAAATATTGAGATATCATTCCTTGAATTGTTTTCATACGGTTCGCAATTGGACTTATTTGGTTTTCAATAATAACTTTATCAATTGAAACTATTTCTTCATTGAAAATATTGTCAAAATTATGCTGAATATTTCTTCCTATATTAACTAAATCCAACTTACTCGCATTTTTATTTTCAATAGGCTCAAAATAATTATTACAAATATATTCATTAATAATTATTATTAAATCTTTCTTTTTTATTGGTTTTGTAAAATTCAAATTGTATTCCTCTGCTAAACCAATTAATGTATTAATATTCTGTTTATTTATATAAGTCGGGAACATTTTTGAATTGGGAACTTTAAAGTCTTTTTTCTTCGAATGTTTTAAACAATAACACATATTATCCTTCATAAATTTTGCAGATTTATTACATATGATACCTTTTACTTCTTCGCAACATTTTCGTTCATTTTGTTGAGTTAAATTTACAACATCCCATTTATTTATTTTATCATTTTCAAAAAGGCAAAATGCTAAATTTTTTATTCCCACATCTATGCTCAATATCTTCATCTTCTTATTTAAATATATATAGTAACATATTTAAATACATTTACATATGTAATATAATATAAAAATGGATAACACCGAGACTGAAACCAATCCAAAAACTATTAACCGCGTTGAACAAATGATTAAAATACAGAGTAAAGCATTGGAACTTTTTAGAAGAAAGAATATTGATTATGGTGACTCCTTTGCAACTTATGGGATTATTGGAATATTAATTCGTATTGAAGATAAAATTAAGCGTTCTATTAGTATAACTAATAATGGTATTAATTTAATTGAAGATGAAAATATTAAAGATACATTGCTAGATTTGCATAATTATGCTGCTATGGGATTGATGTTATGTGAGGAGGATTCTGCTGATGTATAATATTTATTTTTTTTGTTGAGGTTGATTCATTCGTGCTTCTAATTGTTCTCTCGTTAAATAAGGACTTTTTAGATTGGTAGTTCGATAACCAAACCCTGGATTACTTGTATTCATTACAGAACTATACATTTGTTGAACATTAGAAGAAGGTGTATTATTTGTATCTGTATGTGTAGGAAGCCCGAGTTCATCACACGCTTCTGTTTTATTGTATTTCATAATATTCAATGCATTATCAGTTAAAAAACGGCGATATTCCCAATTACTTTTTATATTTTTATAATTTCTAATATTGTTATTTACTACAGCATCTGGTTGCCAAGAAGAATAGTTACGGCCATCAGCCATTATAGGTGGAAAATTAAAATGAATGTTATTTGATCCGTCGTAACAAGTGCCCCACATATTATTCTAATATATTATAAAAACATTATTTTACATTCAATAATTTCAACAATTCATTTTTCTTAAGTTTTGAAGCGTCATCTAAAAGACCTTTTTTTTCTACAACCCTTTTTAATTGGTTCAATGACATTTTCTTGTAGTCTTGAAAATCCACATCATCTAAATTAATGCTTTTTAAATTCTGGAGACTTTCATTACTTATTTTTATATTGTCTGTATGTTCAGGTTCTAAAACAGTTCCGTTAATTAATTCATCTTCAGTATCCTTTATATTTATTACCTTAATATTATTCAAATACTTATCTTCATCTTTTTGTTCTTCTAGTTCTCCAAGTTCTAATTGTTCTCCAAGTTCTAATTGTTCTTCTACTTCTACTTGTTCTTCTACTTCTAATTGTTCTCCAAGTTCTTCTACTTCATCTCCAAGTTCTTCTTCTTCTAGTTCTTCTAGTTCTTCTACTTGTTGTTCTTCTAGTTCTTCTACTTGTTGTTCTTCTAGTTCTTCTACTTGTTGTTCTTCTAGTTCTTCTACTTGTTCAACTCCTTCATCTTCATCAACTTCAGAATCATCATCATCCTCAACTTCAGAATCATCATCATCCTCAACTTCAGAATCATTAAATTCTTGTTGTTCTTCTGAATAATCTGGTATGACTATTTTTTTATTATCGTTAATTACAGGAATACTCTGAACATTATTTTCACTATTACTATTAATTACCTTCTTCATATTTTGTAAATCATCCGCAATTGTAGAAATAATACTAAACATAGAAGTAATTTTATGATTTTGAGTTTCAATTTTATTGAGCAAATATCTAACAACAAAAACAGCTATAATAACAATAACTCCTAAAGAAATCAAATATGGAACCATTTTTAGAAAACTAATATATTTTTATATTTTTAAGAATACGAATTACAAAAATCAATTATTTCTTTTGGATAATTCATATCTTTCAAAACTTTAATTCCACCTTGTACAAATGAAATACCTTGTGTTAATTTATAATTGTAATTAAAGGAAATTTTATCCTTATTAAATTCAGTTTTCATCATATAATTTACGAAAGCCTTATTATTTTCTAAATTTTTACATAAATCAATAAAATGTGTAGTCAAAATACACTTCACATTTTTGAATTTAACTAAATAATTCATAAAAGAAGTCGCTGTAATAACTGCTTCTGTTGGATTTGTTCCTGAATATAACTCGTCAAAAACACAGAAATGTCTATCCTTCTTATTATTCTGTATAAGGTCTATAATATCCTTACATCTTCTGGACTCCGCTTGAAATAAACTATCTCTCCCTGAAGTATCTGGTATATTCAAATAACAATGGATAAATTTGAATGGATTAATATTTGCCTTTTTATAGAACCCACAACCAAATTGTTGAGAGATAATTATATTTATTAATGTAGATTTAAGAATTGTTGTTTTTCCACTGGCATTCGGTCCAGTAATGACGATATTTTTATTCAAGTTAATATCATTTAGAACGGGTTTTTGGTCAATCAATGTGGCGTAATAGGATGCGTCGAAACCCTCTTTATCTTCATTTTCTTGTTTACCTTCTTTAAATTCTTTTTTATATACTTTACATTCCTTTTTGAATTTACAAAAATTAATTTTCTTTGTTCTTATATTCTTAATAAGACCTTCCATATTTTCTATATATCCATTGAACCCGAATGAATATAAAAATGCTTCATTATAATTGTCGTCATTGTGCAATTCATAGAAGTTCTTCAAAATAGAACCAAAACTAGTTATTTTTTTAAAAGATAATTTATAACTTCCAATGAAATCTGTATTATCGCAAAATTTAGTTAAAGTAGAAATAGTATTTTTTACACGGGCATTGAACTCCGAATAAGTTATTGAATTAGAAGTATAATTAAGAAAGTTATTCATATTTTCAATTGAATATTTAACATATTTACGAATATCGTGGAAGTATTCGTGTATCCTACACATATTCTGATTGAAATAAACACAAGTTAAGAAGTTCTGATAAATGGAAAATATATAAAAGAATGCACTAACTAATAAATATATTTTTTCATCCATATTCACACTATTGAACTTAGTGAATAACTTACCGATCGAGTGATTGGCAGAAATCGTTTTCAATACTTCGATATACTCATTGAATGTAAGAGATATTCCCTTTATTTGAAGAATAAAAAAAGGAATGATAAGAATTATGAAAGGAACAAAGAATGATATAATTGGAGAAGATAAATTGTATACGCTCAACAATTGCAGAAAAATCTCGCTATTATTCAAAAATTCCCAGAATGGCCAGTGAATAAATTGATACTTTTCTTTGAATCCATTATCGTTCTTAATTTCATTCCATATTTTAATTATATTATCATTATTATTTTTTTTATTTTCTTTATTTTCTTTGTCTTTATCTTTATTTTCTTTATCTTTATTTTCTTTATCTTTATTTTCTTTATCTTTTTTTTCTTCATCTTCTTTGTCTTTATTTTCATCAATTGATTTATAATTCTTCAATAATAATTGGGTTTCCCTCAAAAATTGAATGTCTGTAGTGTAATTCGTAACAAAGTCTTTCAAAATGGTTTTACCAAGAATAGTAGTTGGTTGACAAATATATTGGTAAATAGAATTAGAAGAAGGATCTATAGTTTCTATCAATTCCAAGTCTTTAACAATATGTTCATTAAGAACCATTTTTTTCTTATTGTACGAAACAGGTAATTTGAAATTAGTTATCATTATTCTATATGAAATAAAGAATAATAAAAATAAATAAGTTAATACGAATTATTATTTCATTAAATTATCAATTGTAGAAGGTAGTTCATTTATTTGACAACTATAAAAACTTTCTATTTCTCTCAACTTAGGCACATCCCTTCTCGTAATCATATTAATGCCTACACCTTTTCTACCCCAACGACCACTTCTTCCTATTCTATGAAGATATGTATGAACGCATTTAGAAACATCAAAATTGATAACAACGCTCACTTGTTGAATATCAATCCCTCTTGCAGTAACATTGGAAGATATCAATACTCTATATTTACCTGTTCTAAAGTCCATAAACGCTGCATCTCTCTCATCTTTATTCATTCCACTATGAATTCTACAGACTGGAAATTTATCTTCAATCATTGCATCATATAAATCTGTTACACGACTCAAACTGTTGCAATAAATAATGCACTGTGACATAGAAATATAAGAATATAAATCCTTTAATGTCGCGTATTTTTGTACATCATCCTCAACTGCAATATAATATTGCGAGATTCCTTCTAATGTCAATTGTTCTGCTTTTACATAAACGCGGACTGGGTCTCTCATTAATTTATTTACAACATTATGCATATAAGATGGTAATGTTGCACTAAAAAGCGCTACTTGAATATTGGAATTGAAGAATTGAAATATTTTGAATATTTGTTCTTTAAATCCATCTGAAAATAGTTCATCGGCTTCATCTAAAATTACTAGTTTTATTTTTTTACTATCAATTGCATTTCTTCTCATCATATCATAGACTCTTCCGGGACATCCAGTTATAATATGTGGAACTGTATTCTTTAACTTAACCGTGTCTTCTTCTATGGAATTTCCACCAACAAGTGTTTGAACCTTTAGACCCTCCATCATAACACCAATACCATTAATAACATTCATTGTTTGTTTACTAAGTTCTCTCGTTGGTGAGAGAATAACAACCTGAACATTATTACTTTTCAAATCAACATTTGCTAATGCACCTATAGTAAATGTAGCAGTTTTTCCTGTTCCTGATTGAGCTTGGGCAATAATATCCTTTTTCATAATTAAAGGTTTAATTGCCTTTTTCTGTATAGGACTTACATTTTCATAACCATAAGCATATATTCCTCTCAATAAATTTGGCGGGATATCTAAATCGTCCCAATCATTTATTTCATATGAAGTATCGTATACATAATTATCTTCGTTTTTATTAGTATCATTTAACATTATATATTTTATAAATAGTTATAATATTTTTAAGTTAATATTAAAATATATATATTTAATAAATTGATATAAATGAAAATTACTATACTTCAATAAATATGAAAAAATATGATTTAACAGATTTTAATAATATTTTTTTAAATGGGTTTGATTTTAAATTATCTGAAGAATTAATTGAAAATATTCAAAACTTATCTTTTCAACTAGGTTCAACGACAAATATTAAACAACCTGTTTTCAAAAAAGGTGATAGAATTGAAAGAGGAGAACGATTATATAAGAATGAAAAAAATGAAAAGAAGAAGAATTACGATGAATGGGAAACTATAAAATCCTATAAATCTACTAAAATAGAAGTTAAACAAGGATTAGATGGAAAAATAGATTTAATTCGTTCTTATTTGAATAAAATTAGCGAAAAAAATTATGAAGAACAATACAAAAATATTTCTATTATTCTTAATGAATTAACGGGTGAAGAAGAGAATATGATGAAGGTTGGAACTGCCATATTTGAAATTGCTTCAAATAACAGGTTTTATTCTAAATTATACGCGGATTTATATACAAGGTTAATTATTGATTTTGATTTAATGAAGACTATTTTTGAGAATAATTTGTTAAACTATTTAGATGTATTCAATAATATTGAATCCGCCAATTCTGAAGAAAATTATGATATGTTCTGTAAAATTAATCGGGATAATGAAAAAAGAAAGTCTTTAAGTTCCTTTTTTATTAATTTAACGATTAATGGCGTTATTTCCAAGGAAAAAATTATTGAATTATCATTCAATCTATTGAATAAAGTTTTGGTTCTGATAAAAGAAAAGAACCGGAAGTCTGAAGTTGACGAAATTATTGAGAATATTTCAATATTATACAAAAAAGAATGGTTTCAAAATTTGGGAGAGAATTTCGAAATAGATGGATTATCATTCATTCAACATATTGAATCATTGGCGAGTTCTTCAACCAAAAAATATAATAGTTTGACTAGCAAGTCTATATTCAAACTTATGGATATTGTTGAGTTATAATATTTCTATCTTATTTTATTTTATTTCATTCAGTAAAAGAATTAATCCACCTGTAATTGCCACATTTTTCAACATATTTGTTTTCTCTCTTTCAAATGGAGTGATATGAAACAATAATGTTGCCGCAATGTTGAAAAGAATCAATGCTAGTATCAAATAGTATGCAACTTTTTTATATTTTTTTGTTATAATAGAATATAAAATAGTCATTGATCCAAGTGTCTTCAAAAGGATTACTAAAAAAATCACTAACTTACAAAATAATAAAGGGATATGGATTTTTATTTTTTCTTTCAGCATCTTTGAGGTTTTTGTGAAATTCATTATTATATCTACCGAAGACACGATATATAATAGAAGTAAGCAGGTTGCGGCAAACAAAACGAGTGAATACATTTATTATATGTTTACAAAATAATTAAATTGTATTTTATGTGTATTTTTTATATTCAATAAATATAAATGGTTTTATCTAAACTCAATAAAAGTGTCAATTATCCTGAATTTAAACGAGTTGATAAAAAAGATTTAAATAAAGAAGCAAATTTGTATCAAATTGAAATAGAAGATACGGATATAATAATTGCTGTAGGTAATGAGAAAAATACTTATTCTGATAGTAACATAACCTATTTTCCGATTTATTTAGTAAAATCAAATAATAAGGTTATGCAAATTGGATTGTATGAAATCAATACTTCTTCAAAGGAAAAATATTTAGATAAAGAAAATAATTTGGAGGTTGAGAAAATAGATGGTCCTTTACTTTACAAGTTTGTGAATAAAGGCATGTTAAATAAAGTAAGATTAGTTCCTGAAGAGGATGAAGAAGAAAAGGAAAAAGAAAAAGAAAAGAAAAAAGAAAAAGAAAAAGAAAAAGAAAAGAAAAAAGAAAAAGAAAAAGAAAAAGAAAAGAAAAAAGAAGAGGAAGAGGAAGAAGAAGGAGAAGAAGAAGTAAGTATTTCTGATTTTAGAAAAGACATTTTTATACTAACCAAAGGAGTGCCTATACCTTCTACATTAAAAGAAGAAACAAAAAAAGAAGCAGTAGATTTGAAGAAGAATTACACAGAGAAATCAACCGACACATGGATCGAAAAATTTATGAAAAATGGTAATTATTATATTGTAGATAATGAAGGTGGTGGTGATTGTCTATTTGCAACTATTCGCGATGCTTTCAGTCAAATAGCTCAACAAACAACGGTTAATAAATTGAGAGAGAAATTATCCAAAGAAGCAACTCAAGTTATTTTTGAAGGTTATAAAGAACAATTCGAACTTGCAAACCGTGCAGTATTAGAAGATAGTAAAAAAATTAAGGAGTTGGAAAAAGAATATGAAATATTAAAAGATAAGTATAAACAAGCCACAGATAGATATGAGAAAAAGAGTTTGACTGAAGCTGGGAATATAATCAAAGAACAGAGAGATAAAATAATTCAAGAAAAGAAAATCTCTCAACAAATAGCAAATGAATATAAATATATGAAAAAGGCAAACGATTTGAATGGGTTCAAAAAGATAATAAGAAGTTGTGAATTCTGGGGTGAAACTTGGTCGATATCCACATTGGAAAGAATATTGAATATCAAATTTATATTATTATCTGTAGAAGAATATAAAGAGGGCGCATATTCCAATGTGTTGAATTGCGGACAACTGAATGATGTAATATTGGAACAAAAAGGTATTTTCAAACCGGACTATTATATTATGGTTGAATATAGTGGTTATCATTATAAATTGGTCGGTTATAAGAAGAAACAGATTTTTAAATTCAAAGAATTACCATATAATATTAAAAATATGGTAGTTGATAAATGCATGGAAAGGAATGCAGGTGCATTCAATTTAATTCCAGATTTCATTAAATTCAAAGAAAATTTGAAGGGTCCAAGTCCAGTAATCTCTCACCAACTATCCGAATCCAAAATAAAAGGTTTATACGATGAAGAAATTGAATTCAGATATAATAATTTATCATCTGCTAGTAAACTTCCTGGATTAGGAAGTGGAGAGAAAATACCAAAGAATATGGTTAGAGAATTCTCCGAACTTGCATCCATTACAAATTGGCGTAAAAAATTAGATAATTCATGGCCTCAACCTTTTACTTTAGACGGACATAAATGGCAAAGTGTTGAACATTATGTTCAGGCATCCAAGTTCAAAGAAAATAATCCTGACTTCTATTTATCTTTTACTCTTGATTCTAACTCGGAATTATCAAAAAATCCAGAAATGGCGAAAGCAGCAGGAAGCAAAACCGGGAAATTAAAAACGGTTCTTGTTCGTCCCAAAGAAGTTAAACCAGATAAAGAGTATGATGAAGAAACGGTGAAGAAGATGACAAAAGGAGCATTGGACGCAAAATTCAATCAAAATGAAGAATTAAAGAAGTTGTTAATATCTACGAAGAATGCGAAATTAGTATATTCTCCAAAATCTAAAGAACCAATTGTTTCCGATGATTTAATGGTTATTCGGGAGGCTTTATCTATTTAAATATTATTTTATCTTGTTCTTTAAATACTTTTTTATATTATCATCTACTTTTTCGATTCGTTCTTATTTTCTTTATATTTGTTTGTTTCCTTTTATTTGATATTTTTTTGCTTTTTCTTTGTTTTGGTCTTTTACCTTTTCCTCCTTTGTATTTTATCGTTTTTCTATTTATTTTTCTTCCACCCTTTAAAGTGATATCTTTTTCATCATTATCACTACCTTTTATAAGTGTTACTTGTCCATAATCGTTTACAACATCGTCGTAAGTTCCCATACTATTTCCAATAATTTGTAAGTTATCATTATTATTATCAACAACAGTTATTATTTCAAAATATGTTATATGTTTATTTATCAACAAGTGATGAATATAATTATCAAGTTCAAAAATATTACTTGTAACATCAACTATACTAAAAAATGATAAGTCAACTATAAATTTATGTGTTATTCCATTTATATCACTATAAAGTACACTTGTAGTATAACTTTTATTTTGATCAATTATTAATTTGATAAATAAAATATTATTGTCGTTTCCAGTAAATTTGTTAATATACCTTTCAAAATTTTTTTTGTTAAAAGGAATTCTTAACGCTGCAATCTCTACCTTTGGTTCACCATAATATACTCTAGGACCATATCGAACATTTTTTGCATAAAGTATTAAAGTATTAATTATTCTAAAAATATGTAGGTTTTCTGTAGTTAAACATACATTTTCTTCTTTTGTCAAATCTTTCATATAAAATCCCCAAAATGTCAGTATGTTCAAGTCAGTATATTTTTGGTTTTCATCCTTATACTTATCAGTAGGAAAAATTGGGTTACTATCTTCATCATTGTATACATTCATTATATCAATTCCTATTTTAATGATCTCAGAACCGTTATTAAATTTTGATGTAGTAAAATCATATTCTAAATCCATTCTATTTTTACTTGCATCAATATTGGTATAAATATTTCCCCATTTTACAGTAAAATAAGATAATTCGATCGATATATCTTCTTCATCTGAAATAACATTAAAATTAAAATCATCAATATAATAATTTTTATAAAAATTGGTTAATTTATCATTGTATTCTTTAATGTTGGTCAAATTATTTATGGTATTAATATAGTATTTTTCATATGGATCTTGACAAGAAAAAAAACTTATAGTAATAGGATCAGTTATACTTTTATTGTTTACTTCTTTCATAATTAAGTTATAAATATCAAATTGAGTAATAAATCCTTTTACTTTTGTCATATTAATTATGTCAGTTATAGTAATTAATTTTTCTATTTTCCATTGATTATTTTTAGGTCCCATATACCAGAGTCCCATAATATTTGCATACATTCTTCTCCCATAATTTTTTGTTTGAACCCGATGACCATTATGTGTATGTATTATATATAAGTCAGTATCATTATCACTTGCAGAATATATTATGGGTCTGATTGCGAACCTATTATTATCATCATGATATATATGGGTTGGAACTGCGTGTTTTTTTTTATCAGGTCCAGAATACAAGGTTCCTAAATAAAATTTGTTCCATTCGTCATATGTCCAATATTCTGGTAATTCGTTTGTTTTTGGTAAAGTTTTATCGAACAATTGATTCGGATCTATCTGATCGGGTATTATACCTGGATTTGGGTTTGGTAATAAGTAACCAGTCCGGTTATCTTTTACAGGAATAGTAACAAACTGTTGTAATTTTTCATAATACTCATCTATTCCAAAAAGTATATTTCCTTCGCCGATATAATAAGTTATTTCAGCAACTTGTGGAAATTTTTTGTAATACACTCTTGGTTCACTATTTGAAGAACTTACTGAAATGGTTGAGCCGTGCGAAACCCATATAAATTTATGGTCGTAGCCACCTAAATTATTCATAATATAATATACATATATATATAAAATTTCTTTGTTTATTTTTAGAAATGATAAAGATTAAATGCAAAAAATAAAATACTATATTATAGCAATGAAATTAAAATTTACTAAAACATCCGTTTCTCTCATAAAATCTATTTTGGAAACTGAATGTTTAAATAAAAGTTGTTCAATAACACAAAAGACGAATAATATATTGAAGAGTTTATATAATGAGGTAAATCACGCGAACCATTATATAAGAAAAAAGAGAGTAATTGAAGGTATTGAATTCTATAATTTGATAATAAGAGAAATAATATCAAAATCGGAAATACCAAAACCCAAATTGTTCAACGAAAATAGTTTTCCTTCTGGAATAATAAAACGGATTGATGATTATATAAACTACGATCTATTCTATTCATTTTCTCTCTTTAATAGAGAGATAAATATCCATTTGTTATTAGAAGATGAGATTTTGAAAGATATAAATGTTTATAATTCATATATCTACAGAATACTAGTTTTGATATGCTTCTTAAATAAATATTCTGGCAAGAAATGTTCTAAGAAATTGGGCATATATATATATTTAACTGACTTAAAGAAGGAATTGCCAAATAGAAGTTTTGAGATTATCGATAGCGTGAATGCGAATACAGGTTTCACCTATACTTGTTCTCCTGAAAATGAGATTGTTATTTATAGAAAAGAAGAATGGTTCAAAGTTTTAGCTCATGAAATGATGCATAGTTTCGGTATTGATTTCTCAAATATGAATGTAGATTCTTGCAATGAAAAGATTAAACGGATTTTTAAAGTCAATTCCAATGTTAATATGTACGAAGCATATACTGAGTTTTGGGGGCAAATGATTAACTGTATTTTCTGTAGTTATTACTTGGAAGATGGGATGATAGAATATGACAATTTTTTGAATAATTTTGAATTATTCATTAACATAGAGAGAGTTCACGGATTTCTTCAAATAGTGAAAATATTGAAGTTTATGAATTTAAGATATGAAGAATTATATTTGAACGATTATGAATTGGATGAAAAACGGAAAGTATGTTATAGAGAGAAAACAAATATCCTATCTTATTATATAATAAAACAAGTATTGATGAATAATTATCAAGGGTTCTTGAATTGGTGTAGTGTTCATAATTTATCTCTCATTAACTTCAATAAAACTTATAAAAATTTAGATGAATTTTATAAATTTATAGAAAAGAATTATAAATCTGCATCCATGCTTGAAGGGATTAATTGTTTTGAAGAGAAAATGATCAAAAAGAATATGTTGAAGAATTTGAGAATGACTATTTGTGAGATAGAATAAAGAACTGAACGAACTGTGATAAATTATAAGTCATAATATTTTGCTATTCTCTCATAATCTACTATTTTACTGAAGTAAATGAATAAGGTGAAGTCAGTTTTATCATATTTGTTTAATGAATTATAAGTTTCAGGATCGTTTTCTTCACAATTGAATTCTTCAAATGATTTACATTTATAACTATTTATTTGTGCAAAAGAAGAAGAATTGAAAAAAGATGTTGAAGAAAAAGGGTCAAAATATTTTTTATCAAAAATGATTTTACTAATATTACAATCACCACATTCAATGAACCTTAATATAAGAGGTATTTGAGGATTTATTGTATATTTATTAATATTATCAGGAGGTAACCCAAACAATTTACTATTTATACAAATTCCTTTATTCATATCCACATTCATATTTTGTTCATATTCTATAAATTCAATTATTGTTTTGTGTTTTTTTAAAACGATATAATCGTCTACATCTAGATGAAGTGCGTGTGTTATATTATCGTCAAATAAGTAATTGATTTTAAAATGGTCTATTGCAATATATTTAATAGGTTTACTATAATTATCAAATGGTAAATGATTAACTATAACTTTACCAGAACTTTTATATTTTGGAAAATCATTGTTGTCATATATATATATTTTTTCAAATCCAATATCTAAATGATAAAATATAAAATCATCAATATAATTTTCTTGGTTTTTTGATATACACACTATAACTGGTTTAATCATCTTGTATAAAATATAAATAATGTTCTATTTATATTTTATTTTTTTAATTCTTTTTTATATTTTTTCTTTTTTATATTTTTTCTTTTTTATATTTTTTCTTTTTTATATTTTTTCTTTTTTCTATTTTTTATATTTTTTCTTTTCTATATTTTTTCTTTTTTATAGAGATACAGATTGTTGGGTTTGGTCAACACTATCTACCTTAACATTCTTGTGAAAGTGAGGACTCATATACTTTTGAAGATTGAAATAAGTTAGTTCATCAGTGGTAGACAATTTAAGAAGTGATGCAAGCTTCTCATCAGGATTAATCTTACGACCATTTCCCTTATCTTGAAGTTGATGTGTTCTGATGTAAGCATTGATATCACGAGTTACTGCAGTCCTTGCCATTTCAGTTCCCTTGTCCTTTCCCAAGAAGTTAGCGAGTTCATCACTAATCTTTGTAGGCTTTACAAATCCACTTGGTGCACGATTTCCAGACTTTCTCTTGCGTCTAGAATTATGCTTTTGCGCAACCTTGAGTTCTCTAGACCACTTCTTTTCAAGAACTCTAAACTCGCTCTTAAGTGATGAAATAAGAACACCAATTTGCTGGATCTTACTGAAAAATTCGTCAGATTGCGCAACAAGTGAAACCTCATTGTCACAAACAACTACTGCCTCCTCAACAACAGTATTTTCTACAGGTTCTTCTTGAACTGGAACTGAAGGAGCAGATGAAGAAGATGTTTGAACCTCTTCTGCACCAGATGATGCAACCTTAACCCTTGACTTCTTTGCCTTGGGTTTAATATCATTAGTAGAAGGAACTTCTAGAGAAAGAGTAGTTGTGGTAGTTTCTTTTTGTTCGACAGGTGCAGGTGCGCTCATTGTTGTTTGTTCGGAAGTCTTTGGTTTATTTGTTCTCGCCATTTATATACTACCTAAATGATTACTTTTTATATTATTTTACGCCTTATATATATTAAATCTAAATAAGTTATACAATTAAAATATAAAAAACAAAAATATAAAAAACAAAAAAGGAAAAAATAAAATATAAAAAACAAAAATATAAATAAAAAAGGAAAGAAAAATTAAATATGGTTTACTGATTGATACAACCACGGCAATGATGCTGCAGCAACAGGGTTTACAAGGGTTAAAGCACCAAGAACATAATAAGACCCCAATGATTTACTATCATTATCAATTCCAGTATTTATGAACCTATCTAATAAATTCAAAATATTAAATTGAATATTTGTTAATTTTCCTTCATTATTATGAAAGTTCCTGAAAGGATCTCCGTATGGTGGACAAATATTTCGTTTTATTTCAATAGTAAGCTGAGCCCTATAATCCCATATATCATATAATTCTCTCACAAATTTATATAATTGAACCTTATCCAAAGAGAGAAACCAATGTGGTTCACTATAATTTCCAAGTGCATTTATATTTTGAAAAATGTCTAATGTTTTAAGTTCAATTCTTTTTTGAATAGATAAATCACAATTAATATCACCAATAGTTATTTCAATATTTATTTTCAATACCTTACTCATTCTAATAAGTTGTTCAATATTTTGAATAACATTAGTATTAATAGCATTTCTATTGTATGGGTTTTTTATATCTTTATCCGATTTAATTATTAGATTATATATGGAAATTATATTGAACCCATAAATGAATCCGTCTGTATCTGTAAAACTGAAAAATTGAGATAAACTCAAATCACTAATATCTTCCATAGTCAAAAAATCGGTTTGGTTCGTGCATAATTCTCTCTTCAAATATGCTGGACCTTTTAACTTATTATATTTTCTTTGAATATAGTTTCTGAAATTTCTTTGAATTTTAACAATATACGATGAAAAATATAAAAAAACGAATAATCTAAATAATAATTCATTTCTATTTCCAGCAATTTTCAATTTATATTTTTTTGCAAATATTTTTAATTGTTGGATGTTATATTTATTACTGAATATGGGAGAATAATCTTTGAATTTATTGAAAATATTGTAATCTATTTCATTTTCTTTTAATTTTGAATGTTTACAAACATTATTGTTCTTTGAGAACACAGGTTTACACTTGTCATTCAAAAAAAAAATATATTTATCTAAATGCTCACGGTCTTTTAAATTTTGGGTAATCATAAAATATATATATATATTATTTATATATATTCTTTGTATTATTTTTATTAAGAAATATATTTATGATAACACTTTAATATCATAATAAATATTAATAAAAAAATAGATTTAAAGAGTAGTCAATACAGTATAGTAACAACCAAGAAAATAAAATGTCAGACACAATCGTAGATGCAACTCTTTTAAATGTCAATAATATTAAATATTCATCTCCTAAAGCAAATGCTTCGGGTGGAAAAAGTATTAATATTTTAAATAAACAAACTAACTCAGGATTAAGATTATCTACACCATTAATGCTTACTTGGGGTGCATCTGATTTTACCGACCCAAACACCGGTAAAGGAAATGGAAAGTTTGAAATGTCTCTTCAATTTCCAAGTGAAGATTATAAGACGGAAGATGCCAGTCTATTCTTGAAAAATATGCAAGATTTGGAAAAGAAAATCAAAGATGATGCATTGACTTATTCCAAAGAATGGTTTGGGAAGGTTCATAGAAACGCAGATGTAGTTGATGCTCTTTATACTCCAATGCTCAAATACAGTAAGGATAAATTCTCTGGAGAACCTGATTATAATAGACCACCTACAATGCGTGTCAAAATCCCAATTTGGGAAAATGTATGGAAATGTGAGATTTATGATGAAGACGGTAATAAACTATTCCCGAGTTTAGATAGTTCTGTATTATCTCCAATTGATTTCATTCAAAAAGGAACAAATGTAGCTGTATTAATGCAATGTGGCGGCATTTGGTTTGCAAATGGAAAATTTGGAGTAACTTGGAAACTTCTACAAGCAGTGGTTCAAAAACCAAGGGCATCATTGACTGGGCAATGCTTTATCAAATTGAAAGCTTCTGATAAAGAAAAATTGAAGTCAACACCAGCACCAATTACCGAAAATATTTTGGATGATGATAGAACAACGAATGTAAATGTTAATGTTGAAGACTCTGATGAAGAGAATGAAAGTGATGATGAAGACAATGAACCACCACAACCCACTAGTGTAGAACAAACACCTAGTCCTTCTCCGAGTTTAACCGTTCAAGAAGTAAAACAAGAACCTGAACCTGCAAAGAAGAAGATTGTTAGAAAGAAATAAAATATATAAAAAAGAATTTAAAGAAATGAAAAACAAAAAAAATAAAAACGAAAACCAAAAAAATATAAAAACGAAAACCAAAAAATATTTAATTTTTTAATTAAATTAAATATTTTCAAATACTTATTCAACAATTGTTATTTTTATTATGATATCACTTTTGTCAACAACATCATATAAATTATTCTCATTTATTTTTGTTATTCCTTCTTTTCTAAAGACAACTTGTTGGTTCTTCTTAAAATACAATTTATCCAATTTAATATTTAACTTTTTTGTTTCACACAATTCATATTCAATATATTCATCGGTTATTAGAGAGAAATCAAAATTCACATTCAATTCTACTATAATATTATTATTTTCATCTATATTTATATTTTCAGGTAAATCTGGAATACATTTTACTATTATATCTCCGTCTTCTCCATCAAATAATAATTCATTATGCCATAAAGGAACAAAATACAGATTATTGTTTATTTCTAGTTTATATATATTATTATTGAATAAATCAACCATCTTTGGGTTCAATACATATATCATTATATCCTTGTGCTTATCTATAATTATTTTTCTTATTTTTTCTAAAATACATTCATTTATATGCAGTATATCCTTGTATTTGAATATAAAATTGTATATCGTTATTATCTTCTCTCTATCTATATTTTCAAATAACTTCAATGATATTTCCTTATATCCACAAACTATATCCTTTATTATTGAAGAAATGAAATTACCTTTTCCCTTTATTATTCCTTCTATAAATAAATTCAATAGATTAATATATTCCGAATTATCTTCTTCGTTTTTATTTTGATTTTGATTTTGATTTATATCTATTTCTGATTTCAAGAAGTGAAATGCTTCATTCAACAATTTAAACTTTTCGGTAGATATCTCACTATTATTATTCTTGTCTGGATGATACTTGAGAGATAATTTATGATACTTTTTTTTTAGTAAGTCAATTGTTAAATTATTTATGTCTACTTCCAATACTTCACAAGCAAATAATATATTCATATTTTATTTTATTTATTTTTCGTTTTAAGTATTTAAGAACAGTAATATATTATCAAGATATATGAATTTTGTATTTGTGGATTGCTTTGATATAAAATGGAACGGATATACTGCTAGATATGAAAGAGGCGTATCTGGAAGTCATAATTCTCAAATGTATCTCGCAGAAGCAATTTCTAAAGATATCCGAAATTCAGTTGATTTTGTTTCAACTGAAAACAACATTATTGAATGTCATTATTTAGATGTTAATTATATAAATATTGATAATTTTGAGAGAACCGAATGTGATTATATCATTATTCCTATGGAACTTAGGTCATTGATTATTTTGAATAAAATACAATCATATAAGAAGATCATAATTTTAACACACAACGAGTTTTCTTATTGTAACTTATTGGCTCAAATAGAACCAAATAAAATATTAATCTCTTACATTTCAGAATTTGCAAAAACAAATATTCTGAACACGCAACCTTTCTTGAATAATTATAAAAGTATAATACTTCACAATTCCATAGATTACAATGACTTTATTAATTATGTGGATAATTCTAACAAAGAAAACCAATTATGTTATTTTGCGTGTATTCAAAGAGGATATAAAATGGTTGTTGAAATATTGAAGAAATTGGACAATTACAAATTAGTTACAAATACCTATGCTGATATTCATCGGAATTTATTTATTACTAGAGAGAATAATGTTTTTGTCTTGGATAATTCTTCTAAATACAATATTTTGAACAATATTTCAAGAAGTAGGTATTTCGTTTATCCTTTAATAGATCTAGATAATAATTGTATTCATTATGATACATTTTGTTATGTTGTTTTAGAAGCACTATTACTTGGAACAGTTGTAATTGCACCAAAAATTAAAGTATACGAAGAATTGTATGGAGATGCGATTTGTTACATAGAGACAGATGATTTGATACCAAAAGAAGACTTATTATATTGGAAAAAATATAATCATAATTTTGGATATCCTCTTTTGAATAGATATGTTGAAAAAGTAAAGTTGTTAGATGAAAATGATGAATTGAGAAATTCTTATATTGAAAAAGGATTATCATTGCGACATAATTTTAAATTTTCAAATGTTAAAGTAGCAAGCCAGTTAATCGCTTATTTGAAGAATGAAGGAGATGAAAGAAATGAAGAAAATAATCTTTATTCTTCAAGTTATTCTGAAAAGAATATAGTTACTGTTTTTGCTGGAAGAGAGAAAAATATGGAAATATTATGCAAATATCTTAGAAAAGCGTTGGATTTGAAAATCATTGATGAAGTTCATTTATGGAACAATACTAGATGCCTTTCCGATGAAAAATATATAAAGAGTATAAGTAATTTAAAGAGAGTTTCGAATGCCACTTCCTTAAGTTATACATTAATCAATCCAGTTATAATTAACAACTCATTTACCTTGCGTGTTAAAGGAATTGGTAATATACAAATAATAATGGATGAATATGAGATTATTTTGGGAGAACGAAACACAATTTTCTTTAATAATAATAAAATTTTCTTTTCAGAAAAAGAGAGAGAAAAGGAAAAAGAGAGAGAAAAAGAAAAAGAAAAGGAAAATAAAAATAAAAAAGAACATAAAGAAGATAGAACAGAAACAATTAAATTTGCGATTATTCACAATAATTTACTTATTTACAAAAATGGTTCCTTATTCATAGAAACAATTATTTCATATAACTTTCAAATTAAAAATGTATATTTTAAAACAACTAATGATTCTGTAACAATCCTAGATTACGAACCCATCAATAATAAAGGGTTTTATTTTATGGACACTTGCGAAAAATCGTGGAAAAATTATTATCAATATTATACGGATGAACAATATAAATGCTCAACAATAATTAAATGCGACGATGATATTGTTTTTATTGATTTGAAGAAGTTGCCGAACTTCATTGATTTCGTTAAAAATAACGATTATGATTTAGTTTTTGCTAATACAATAAATAATGGCGTTTCTGCTTATTATCAACAAAACTATTTTGATTTAATTCCTTCTACATTAATGAAACTAGAATTTCCAGATGATAATATATATGGTTTAGGTGGTGGTGGTTCTTTATGGAAAAGCGGAGAGAAAGGACAAAAATTGCATAATTATTTTATAGATAATTATTCAACATTTGTAGATTATAATTTTCACAATATAGTTATACCAATTAATACAAGGTTCAGTATTAACTTTTTCGGTTTCAAAGGAAGTAATTGGCACAAAATATCAGATTGTTATTTCGATGATGAGAGAATATTAACAGTAGATTATGTAAAAAATAGAAATTTCAAAAATATATTATATTGCGATTTATTCGTATCTCATCTCTCTTTCTACAAACAAATAGAGACAAACATAGATTTGAATTATTTGATAAATAGATATAATCAATTATTTCAAATTATGAATAATAGAAGTTAAATTGAAAAAATAGTTTTCTAAATGATAAATAGGACGATAATTATTGTTATAATAATGAAAAAAATTGTATGTTTTAATCAATAATCCTGATAAATATTCTCCCTTTATTTTATCTTTTTTTATCAATGAAGATAAAATATACCATATGCAATCATTTATATTCAAATTATAAATTAGTATATCATAAATTAAATCTCGGAATTTCAGGAATTTTATGTCGTCTATATTTATAATTGCTTCTAATATTTTATCACATATAATTTTGTGAGGTTTCATTAATTGATTTCCATTATTGGATATCTTCAAACTCTTTATATTTTTTATATTTTCTAAACTGAAATTCTTCGGAATTTTTGTATCCACAGACAAACATTTGTTATATTGCGTTTTAGATGGTCTAGGAATATTTATTATTTCACAACAACTCAATATATTATCTGGAATAAAACTCAATTCTTCTGTTATCAATATATACTTTATGTCTATTGAACTATAATGGTTCTTTTGCATATAACTATAAAAGTTATCTAATAATTCGTTATGGATTTCATTGAAGTATTTGCATAAAATTATTCCATTCTTTTCTGGTTTAGAAGATATAATATCAATAATTTGAGAATTTATTTCGTGCCATAATAATTTAGAGTTGCACCCCAAAATAGACATATCAACCTCATAATGTATATCACTTATTTTAAAATAATATTGCAATTTATTGTAAGTTATGCTTATTTTCTTTTCATACTTCAACTCGGATGGACTATATAATTTTATACATCTTAACGCTTGAGTATACTTCCCAACTCCAGAAGGACCGTAGAATATAATATTTTTTAGGTTATTTATTTTTTTAGGAAACTTATTGAATACCTTATCTAACTTCGGATGTAAATTAACTGTCTTATTGGAATTAATATATTCTTCAAAATGGGTTTCTTGGAACTTCATTATATAGTTTATTCAATATTCTTTATCTTTTTATTTTACACTTTTATTTTTATTTTACACTTTTCCAATAAATAATAATTATGGTTTAAAAACAGTTGAACCTATTATTATAATGATTATTGTTAAAGACTATGACCAATATGATGAACAAAATATATATTTCTGCGAACCCATAAAAAATAATGTAATAAACAATAGCTATTTCATTAAAATAATTTATTCTAATTCTCTCTTCATTTTAAATGGGATTAACTTATTAATCCAGTTGAATGATATTATTTTGAACAAATACTATAATAAATATAAATGCACATTCAATCCTTCTATTCATAAAGACTTTATTGAAAAATATAGAATCATTGAGAGAAATATTTTAAGAAAAAGCAATATAAAGAAAATTCCGCAATACAAGATTTACGACCAAATTAAAAATGGTAATATAAAAATTTTTTTATTTAACGATGATGTAATTGTAGATAATTACTTTATGTTGAAAATATCTGGAATATGGGAAACAGACACACATTTTGGACTTACATACAAATTTCATAAATTATCCATCGGTAGTAAAATTTGCTAAAATATAACCATAATACATTAAAACTCCTATATTTATCGATCCAATTAAATAAGAGAGAAATATGTATATTTTGTCTATTGGTTCATTTACATTTATATACAAACATAATTGCAATACAATTAATACAAATGAAATAATATTATATTTTTTGTATTCTAAAGGCAATTTCAATGTTTTATTATAATAATTAATTATTAAATATAATGAATAAATTATATTTTGTAATATAATCGTGCACGCAATAATTATATATGGATTTTTAAACATTATCATTATTGTAGCAATTATAAATAACAAATAACCAATTATATTTCCACTCATATTTGTGGTTGAATTACTAAACATAGATAATAATGATATGATCGTGCCAATTAACACTAGTGACGAATAAAGGGGGCTCATTTTATATATTATTTTTTTATTTTTCTTTTTCTTTTCTTTTATTTTCTTTTATTTCATTTTATTTTATTTTATTTTATTTCATTTAAGTTAAAAAAAATATTTTGTATTATTATTATTAAATATGTTAAGAAAAAATGATCGCATACCTTCTCAAAATACAACCGTTAATACTGACAGCACAAATTATCCAATCATCAAAAACTTAAATGAATACATGATCATAAATAAAGTTGTTAGTATCCATTCAGAAGATCGCGATATGTCTAAATATCCCCAATCCAATACTTTTGAACTTGCGCTTCCAGATGATATACAGAATATTGTTGCAGTAAAACTAGGAACATATACTTTTCCTTCTAATTACGATGTCTTCGTATCAGATTACAACAATGTTTCATTAAGTTTTACGATAGAAAACCCTTATAACCCAGCAGACAACGGGTTTTATGATCCATACCTTGACGCAATGTATCAAGCATTATATTCACATATTGACGATTATTACTATCTCTTTATAACTGAAGGTTATTATACACCTACTCAAATGGCTACTGAGTTAACAAACCAGTTTAATAAAACAGTTACAAATTTTATCTATAATTATTTCACTGCGAATTTTCCTCAATATGTAGACCAATTCGTTAAGTCAGGTGGATACACTCAATTTGTTGTTGTATATAATCCAGTTACACAATCATTGTGGTTTGGTAACAAAAGTTCAGGGTTTACAATTACGAATGATGATAATTATTATAATGTAACTAAAAATATAGAAAATGCTATTTACTGTAATAATCCAACTAATATAAATTATAACTTGGATGTTAATGAGTATAGTGATTGGGGGTTACCTTATTTTCTAGGTTTTAATAGATGTCCTATTCCAAGTGTTTCAAATTATAGTGCTGCAATTGTGAATGTCCCACCGGTTCCACCTTTTGTTTATCCCAAATTCAATTATGGAGATGCACTGACACCTGGAGACAATGGATACTGGCTTCTTCCTGATCCATCATATAATACAACAACCGTTTATTTTATGGAATCTCCAGGTAAAATAAATTTGTTGGGGTATTCCCACATATATATGGAATTGAATGGATTGAATAATGTTGATGAATCTATACCTTTCGGTTTTAGCACTGAAAAATATACATCGCATAATAATACAAATAGAGGAACTCATAATTCTGCGTTTGCTAAATTAGCTGTTACATCTACTCCAGTCTCTCAATTTTATGATACAAACTCGGAAACTATTTCTATTTTCAATCCACCTATAGAGAGAATATCAAAGATTAAAGTAAAATTCAGATATCATAATGGGCGTGAAGTGAATTTTGATAATTTCAATTTTTCATTCAATCTTGTTTTTGAAGTATTGACTCCACAAATATTAAGGAATTTTACAACTTACAATCCAGCACAAAGTGCTATTTATGGTTCATCTAGTTTGTCATCGAAAAAAGGATAATTACTTATTTGATTTCTTTATATTCTTTTTTATCTTTTTTATTTATTTATAGAAACCCAATTTTTTATTATATCTGGATTGCAATTTCTATAATCATAATTGAAACCATTCAACTTTATAAAACTAGGTTTCTTCATTTTTATTGTTTTATAATAAATATAATCTCCATATTTTCCATTTTTTATAATAATATTTTCATCAATTATTCGAATAATATTCTTATCTTCTAAAGTAATAACTTTCAAAACATCTTCATAACTAATATTTTCTATTGGTCTATTTCCAAAGCAAGATAGATTTTTATGTTTATCACCCCAATTAACATACAACCCATATTTTCCTTTTTTCAATACCAAATCTTCATCCTGATAGCGACCTAATATTTGGCCAGGTTCTTTAAGTTCTTTTTTAATATGTTTTACGGAACCATTTGAAGGCATCATCTTTTCACACAACTGCTTGACCGTAGTATAATATTCTCTACATAATTCGTGCCATATTCTTTGCCCACTTGTTATTTTATCCAACTCTGTTTCCAAACTCCTCGTATAATCATAATTGAACAATTCACAGAAATGATTATTCAAAAAATCAATTACAATTAACCCTAAATCTTGAATTACTATTTTATTCTTTTCATTTCCGAATTCTCTCGTCGTTTTTATTTCATTTACTACATTGTCTTCCAAATTATAATCTTCGCATTCTATGGTTTCTCCTTTTATATCTTCTATATTTACATATCCTCTTTCTTTTATCTTTTCTATTAACATTGCGTAAGTTGACGGCCTTCCTATTCCCTTCACTTCCAATATTTCTATCAATTTTGCTTCTGTCAAATTACTTCTACTATTTTCTATTGATACTTTTGATGATATTTTTTTTGAATGGAACATTGTATTATCCTTTATTGTTTTTAAATAACTGTAATAGTTTTTAGAATTTTTCTTATTTTTTATTATTTTCCATCCAAGAAAGATATCCATTTCTGAATTACGAGAGAAGAATAAACCGTCTGGACAAGAAAGTCGCGATGTTATTGAATAATATTCGTATTCCGCCATTACACTTTCTAATGCATTACACCATATTAAATGATATACCTTCTTTTCTTTTGGAACAGTTATACTCGCAATGTTTGTCATAATATTCGTTGGTCTTATTGCTTCATGTGGTTCTTTTGGTTCAAATTCCATAATCAAATCATCTATTTTTTTATTTATAAATAATTCGTTGTGTTCTTTTTTTATAAAGGATTTCATTGATTCAACAAACTCCGAACTATATTTTTTCGTATCTGTTCTAATATATGTAATATATCCTTCTTCATATAAATTCTGGCATATTTTCATTGCTTCTTTTGGAGATATATTCAGTTCTACACTACATAGTTGTAGAAGTCGCGATGTTGTAAGTGGTTCTGGAGGAGACATTGTTTTTTTCACAGGAACACTACAAGAATAAGAATGTTCGTAATGAATGCATTTTTCCAAAAAACATTTGATTTCGTCTTTACTTTCAAATCTCTCGTTCAATTCAAAAGGTATTATATTACTCGTAAAATATCCTGTAGTATTATATACTTTCTTCTTTTTCTCATTACTCTTTTCCAAGAAATTATCATAAACTATCTTCAATGCTGGTGTTTGACATCTTCCAGCTGACAATGGTTTATTTTTATTTTCGGATAAATGTTTCCATAATACTGGAGTAACAGAATGACCTAACAATAAATCTAATATCTGTCTTGATTGTTGAGAGAAAACTACATCCATATCTATAAATCTATGGTTTTCTATAGCTTTTTTAATTGCATTTTCAGTTATTTCATGGAATACAATTCTTTTTGTTTTATCTACTGGTATTCCAAATAAGATACATAAATGCCAAGCAATAGATTCTCCTTCTCGGTCATCATCCGTTGCCAACAATATTTCATCTGCATTTACTATCTCATTCCGCATATTTTCAATGTGTTTTGATTTCTTTTTATCTGAGATTAATGTATAATTTGGATTGAAATTGTTTTCTGTATCTATATCTTTGAGAGATACTAATTCTCTTACATGGCCTAAAGAAGCAATTACCTTGTATGAATTATCCAAGAATGATTTTATCTTTTCACATTTAGAATATGACTCAACAATTAATAATGTTCTCATTATATATCTGTAATTAATAATTTAATTTTAAATTAACAATCGTGTATTACACATTTTCTCATTTAAAACATAAAAATTTATTATTATATTTAATAATGCCATATATTTTAGAAGTTCAACAATTTTTTACTGACGCACATATTACACACCCAGAATGGAATGGAAAAAAAGAACATATTGGTTATATGAATAAATTATTTAAAAGTAAACAAGAAGCGAGTGATTATTATCATATACATAATCTGCATATGCGTATTATTACTTCTAATTCCAATTGGAAAAGTGATTGGGACCCACAAACAAAGTTAGTATATGTTATAAGAAAATATACTGGTGAATTTTTGAAAATATCACCTTTTGCATAAAATGTTTTTTTAAATGAAAAAAGGTGTAAAATAGATATGGCAAAGAATTTAATGAATACTGTAGAATAAAAAGAGTGAAAAATAAATAAGCAAAAAAAGACAATAAAGATAAAGAGAAAATAAGTAATTATATTATGATTAAAAAAATAATTAGAGACTTATATTGGTTATTTTGCAGTTTTTTCATATCGTGTGAAAATAAAGATAAAACCCCTCAGATACAATTAGATGAATATAGGGAATTGGTTGATTTAGAAAAAGAAAAGGAAAATGAAAAGGAAAAGGAAAAGGAAAAGGAAAAGGAAAAAGAAAATGAAAAAGAAAATGGTGAATGGAAATTGATGTGATTATTATCTCTCTATAGTAAATAGTTTAATGTATAAAAGAGTTGTAGATGAAGATGACGATCCCGGTATAATAATACAATTACCTTATAATGATATATTCACTATATACTCAAAGAGCGGATGTAAATATTGTTTAGAAGTTAAAAAATTATTAGAAAATCAGAATAAAGATTTTCTAATAATAGATTGCGACAATTATTTGATTGAAAATAAAACAGGATTCTTACAAAATATAAGAGAATTAGCAAAGAAGGATCATAGAACATTTCCAATCGTTTTTCATAATAAAGTATTTATAGGTGGATTTAATGAAACAAATGAATATTTGGATATATTGAATGCCTTTGAGAATTATAGTTGAGCATATTGATAGTCGTTTGATATCTCTCTATAATAATTATTTGAAACTATTCTTCTAACTGCTTTATTATGTTTTCTTGTTAAATGAAAAATAAATGGTTTAGGTGTAGAATTATTTTTGAATTCTGACAATTCAAGTTTACTAAAGTGCTGTAAAATACAATAATCACATATAATACTATTATTTGATATATCTAACATATTACTATTTACAAGATAAGTCAATAATCCATCATCATTCCATTTAGGATTCGGGTTATTCTTGAACAATTCATCATCATACGCAATTTTATTAAGCAAATTAATACTATATGATGTATTTTTAACAATAATTATTCCACTACTAATTGAATCACATTCAGACCTATTGTCTTTACTGAAAATGAAATTGGCTGTTGGATTTTCATTTATAATATCAACAATATTATTGGAATCATAATAAAAGAACGCATCCGCATCAACCCAAATCAAATAATCATAGTTGTTTATATGTTCAAGTAATAATGGATATTTCTCCCAACAAACATTTCTATCGTTATATTTTACTTCATTAGAGAGAATTAAATCTAAATTATATTTATCACAATACAATTTGTTAATTTTATAATTAATTATTCCATAATCTTCAATCTCATCATTATAAAACATCAAAACGCATATTTTCATTGTTGATTATAATTATTTATATTTAAGTTTTTATTTATTTAATTGTTTAAATTTTTTCCAATCAATATTAATTGGTTCTCTCATTTGTTTCTCTGGTTCCTTATTTTCCTTATCTAATTTTTCAGCCTTTCTTAAGGCACTGTCCACATATATTTCCTTCAATAGTTTTCCTACAGCGAACGAACCTTCGTGTTGATCCAATTCACCATCTTCTATTTGTTTCAATACATCCAAAAATTTAAATAAAATATCTAAATTAATTTCATCCTTTCTAATCTTATTATAAATATCAGTGTAATAAGTAAAAAGGAAATTACATTCATTCATAGAGACATTATACAATTCTTCTGGGTTGTCATTGTAAGTATTTTTTAAACGAATAAGTAATTCAATATCATTTCTTAAAATAAGACTATGTTTTAAAGACCGGATCAATTCTGTTTGGTCTTCAACATTATTTGCCTTGATCATCTTTTGAAGTTGCAATCTAGCATTATCATCCATTTAAAGAAACATTTTATTTTGCTTTTAAATTGAAATTTTATAAATAATATTACATTATTCCTATCTATAAAATATTTAGCAAAATTATTATCTAATAATTATGTATATATGATTATTAATCTAAGAATTGAAATTTTAATATTAATTATTTTTGTTTCTATTATACTTTTTAGTCATCTATTATGCTCGTGTTCAACCTTTCCTGCTAGAGTTGCTGCATTTGAAGCATTTGAAAATGTAACAAATTCTAGCTCTAATGATAATCAAAATAATAATCAAAGTGATAATCAAATAAATGGTGCAGACAAAATAAATAAGGCAGCAGAATATTTTTTCAAGTTTTTATTTGATTTTTTATCGAAGCTTAATGAAAAAAAACAATATATGCCAGAAGTCAAGGTTATTAATCCAGAATATGCATACCCCAACACGCGATTTCAACAACCAAATACAACCCCCATATTGTATCAAAGCATTGCTACACCACCAGCACCTTTAGTATTTCAAAGTCCTATATATCCTCAACAAATGACTACATCACCTTTATTATTTCAAAGCCCTACACCACAACCGATCCCAATGCAACAATCTATGTTACCTCAACCCACATCTACACCACAATCGTTGTCAACTCAACCCACATCTACACCACAATCGATGTCATCTCAACCCACATCTACACCACCTATGTCAACTCAACCCACTGCTATACAACCAGTAACTTCTCAACCCACATCTACACCACCTATATCATCACAACCCACTGCTATACAACCAGTAACTTCTCAACCCACATCTACACCACCTATATCATCACAACCCGCACTTATACAACCAGCAACTCCTCAATCCATGACTACACCACCGCCTGTATTACCTCAATCCATGACTACACCACCGCCTGTATTACCTCAATCCATGACTACACCACCATCTGTATTACCTCAATCCATGACTACACCACCATCTGT